TCGAAAGTCATCCAATCACCTGCATCAAAGAATGTGTCGCAGAATGAGCACGCTAGGTTGCACTTTGTCAGTCTAAGGAAGAATGCTGGTTTGCCAGCATACGGACCCTCACCCTGCAATGTAAAGAACATGCTGGTAACAAACAACGCCTCCGGCGGAGCATCTTTAAAGTATTTCTGACCTACAATCTCATTTGTTCCAAACATCTTATCTCCTTATGCTATAAAACAAAAATCCCGTATTACGGGACCAGTGTTTCTTTGTTGTAATTTTTTATCTCTCGCTTGAGAATTTTTAACGCATCTTCCTTACGTTTCCATGCAAACTCAAGTGAAGGTCCCCAGGAAAAGTCTTCCACATCGGGTTTGCATTCTCTCAAAGATTCTTCTATCTGCTTTAGTTCCTGTAGAGTCAGCATATTTACTCTTCGTGTGCCTCCACACCCCATACATCTTTGTTTAGAACTGCATCTTCGTCGGCTATCCAGATTTTTCCAACTTGTTCATTATCATCGGGTTCAAACAACCTAAAGATATCACCCTCGCATATTTTAGACATTGATGTATTCATCCATATACCATTTTCTAATCTCTCAACTACTCTTAAATCAAGAGTCATGCCTGCCACCCTTTAGCTTTTCTACAATTTTAGACGCTTGTAACAGATAAGTCAAGTCCTCTGCTGTTAAGGAGCCCTTTTCTTTTGCGATTGCAATTAAGTCCTCAAATACGCTATCACGCATTTCAAGTTTAACTCTCTTTGTAACACCTGCTGAAAGTTCAGCACCAATACTGATAGCTTGTCCGAATGCTTCGGCAGCCGCATCAACATCGACCTTATCATTCCAAGTAACAGATCCATCAATGTTCAGTCTAACAATTTCTGTACCACTATTGCTAAGAGCAATAATACTTGTCGGTTTGGGTGGTGAAAATGTAATGGTCCCAAAACCACCAGCAAATGAACCACCGCCACCACCGGCCATAACACCAGCACCGCTACCAACGGCAGTAATATACGAGCCAGAATATACAGGTGCTGGCGCAGCGGCTGTAGCACCAACAGACGAAAACCAAGATGATGGTGCTGCTGCGGTTGTGGGATAAACAGACATTGACGAAAGAGTCGATGACAATGTTGCCATCTTTTCATCTAGATCACGTTGAACTTCATCACTGAGTTCTTCCATAGTTTTGTCCCTTTTGCGCTTAAAGTAATCTAACCACTTGCTGCTCATTTTGCACCTACAGTATCTGCCCAGGTCCACATATAACGTGAAAGGCGCGCCATCTTAGCTACCTTCGCCTTTTCTAATCCCTCATCAGTAATGCCGATATTGGCTTCTTTGATAAGTTGAACTAGAGCTAGAACATCTCCCAGTTCCATTTCCAGGTTCTGAAGATTATTTAGCTCTGAACCGTCTCTTCTGTTAGTAAGTCCGAAACGTTTGATCTTAGATGCGGCTTGAATTACTTCAGCACATTCCTCCTGCAGAATGTTGAGACATTCTTCTTGGTGTTCATTTACTTGTTTCAAAATACTTTCCTTTAGTCTGTTCCCAATCCCAGGCGTGGGCAATAATATCTCGTATATCATACTCTGGTGTCCAATCTAACACGTTCTTAGCATGAGAAATGTCAGCTACCAACATTGCTGGATCGCCAGCTCGCCTTGGTGCATAAACAACTGTTGGAGTCTTTCCTACAACCTGTCCTGCATATTTTACCAATTCTTTTACACTAACACCGGAGCTACCGCCACCAATGTTAAAGGTTTGGTTCGCTAATTGGTTATCGAAAAGTTCTATGGCCTTTGCGTGTGCTCTTGCCAAATCCTGCACGTGAACATAGTCACGCACACAAGTACCGTCATTGGTTGAATAGTCCGAACCATAGATTGTAAATGGTTCCTCGTTCAGAATCTTGTTGCATAGAATTGGAATAACATGTGTAGCAGGACGCTGCACATAACCGAAACGTGCATGTGGATCTGCACCGGCTGCATTAAAGTAGCGGAAGGTTACATACTTCATACCGTATGCCCTTGAATAATCCTTGATTAAAAGTTCACCTGCAACCTTTGTACTTGCATATGGATTCTCTGGATCATAATATAGGTTTTCACGCAGTGGACCTGCGGCACCTTGTCTTCCATAAGTGTTGCCACTTGAACTAAAGACAATATTCTTGATCTTACGTGTGTGCATAACATCAAGCAGCGCCTTCATTTTTACCACGTTATTTGTGTAATACTTCTTCGGTTCAGAGACACTTTGCTCAACGAGATGTTCTGCTGCGAGGTGTATTACAGTATCGAAGGTTTCTTCTGTTGTTGAGATGAAATCTAGGTAATCTTCAACTTTGTAAACATTTGGAAAGAAGTGTACCGGATTAGCCCTGTCTACAATTGTAACATTATGCCCGGCATTGGCTAATTCCCAAGCTACTTGAGTTCCAACAAACCCGCCACCACCTGTAATTAAAATTCTATGTTTGATCATTTCCTAGTACCAGCCTTTCGATAAGTTTATACTCGCGATATGCCTCAGCGAGTGCAGGATACTTAGCCAAAGTCTCAGCAGGCGGATCAATAATCAATAAACGCTTCTCAACTATCCTCAGTCGTTCATCTAAATCCATCGCTGGAATAGAATTAACAACATTAGCCCTTGAATAGAATTCGGACCAGTCTCGCGTATCTTGATTGAAATCACTTTTTATTAGCTTGGTCATTTACTAACTTTTCAATAAGTTTGTAATGGTCGTATGCTTCTTGCAAGGCAGGAAACCTTGCCTGTAAATCCTCATTTGGAATTACAATAGCAAGGCGTTTCTCAATTTCAACCATCCTGGCCGATAGTTCTTTGAACTCTTTATTTTCCGGAAGATTTAGTTCCAGTGATTGCCATCCGGTTGATCCGGTAATGCTGATTCCTTCTCCAGCTACTAAGACTTGGCCAGCCATTCCCCCGGAAGGAACACCAAAATTCCATGGATCACCACATGTTGCTTCTGTACTCATACTCTATACTTTATTTTGAAAAATAATGCGTCATCAGATTCCTCAAACGCAAAATAAATCCATTCGTTATCCTCGGACCGGCCAACATCAACAGAACCATGACTGTTGACTTGTGCCCATTCTAATTTCTCGAAAAAATCATGAGAGTATTTCGATTTAACTACTACCTTGTATTTCTTATCAAATTTAGGCTCCGGGCTCGAAATACAGTGTTGCACCGTTTTCTCCATCTTCGCTGACTTCGACGGAAATTTTTCTGCCAGGATACTTTTTAGATATGTAATCAATCAAATCCTCTGCCAACATCTCACAGCTCTTATGATCAATCTCGAGAATGGATTGGCTATATTGATTCTCAAGTTCTCTTTTGAACTGAATAAATTCAATATCTCTATCATTATGCACAACCGAAATAGTTACACGGAAATGAAATATATGTCTGTGTGGGCTTGCTAGAAAGCTAACATCAAGCCATTTTCTAGCAGGATCTTTTGACGTGTTTAGCTTTGGATCCGTTTCGGCTGCTGGATAACGGTGTATCCCTTCCTTCTGGAAAGTTACAAAAACTGTTCTTTCTGAAATCATTTCTTCTTTGTTCCCTTCTTGCTGCCTTCCTTGCTTAATGGGTCGGAAGTAGTGCCATCGGCATATATTTCAGCCGCTGCGGCTGCCGAAGCGGGAGTTACCTTAGCAATAACTTCTTCCGGATCAGGCTTCAGTGAAGACTTAGATTCGAGATCAAGCCCAAGAGTTGCATCATTAAATCCTGCCAATACGTCTGGATCTTGTAAGGCTTTAACTTCTATCGGGTGTAATGTGCTTAGATCTACAGTCTTACGCATTTCTCTCATCTCTGTAGAAACTTGTGGCTGTGGTGCATATGGTGGCATTGGTGTTGGCTTGTCATCCAGTGTGATAACAACATCAGAACCGTACTCAACCCAATCAGTGAAACGATTGCTGTCTGTAACTTCATGGAAGTGCATACACCATACGCCGGGGTTGGTTCCCTTAAAGTCAATATCATCAATCTTAACTGTTAGATTAGGACTTGATGTTTGTACGCTTGGAATGCGAACGCTCAGCAATGGTACAAACATGCGCGATTGCCAGATGCCCTTGTTTAGCATTCCTAGCACCTTTTCGTGTAGGTGTGCTTGATAATCCAATGTTACCCAAAATCCACGATCCAGTAATGCGGTGATTGTCATATCCCAATATGCATCAACAGTGCTTTCAAATGAGTGGTTTGCACCCATAAAGATATGTGGTGCCTTGTGTTGGCGTGCTAGATCAACAATTTCGTCGACCGGTTGTTTGCCAACAACAAAGAGTGTCTTCTTAGAATAGGCAGGAGTATGTTCTACTTCTGGTCCTACAAAATACATGATATCGTTGTGTCCGTCTCTGTTCATAATTTTTCCTCGTTTAAAACTTGGCAACGCTAACATACTTTCTGTAGTCGTTTCCGTTTCTGGCCCATTGTTCTCCCTTACCCTCAAATACATCAACAGTTCTGTCAATCGTACCATTTTGCCAATGGCTAATCATTCCTGTCTCATATGTTGTTGGCTTTAGGAACATATTTTCTAACCTGTCCGCAGCATCCTCGACGCTCCACGGAATGTACATATTCTTAGCATTGTTGGCAAACACTTCAGGGAAACTGCGATATGCAGGATATAGAGTGAGAGTGCCAAATGTATCAGCTTCGCTTACTGTATTACTTACCCAGTCTTGAAGTGCGCAGTTAAATAAAACGACAGAATCCGCTAAAAGACGGTAATAATCGTTCTTTTTCAAGCCAGTATACACTTTAAAGTTGGCATTCTTGCTATTTTCTAGTGCTTTTGCACGTTCTACATAAGCTGGGTTATTACTCTTCAATTCTGGATGGCCACAGAATACAGCAAACTCTACAAGTGGGTGAGTCTTATAGAACCTCTCAGCCAAATCCATGTAAAAATTCGGCTGCTTCTCATCATCCCAGCGTGCGGCAAAACCTACTCGCTTTGTTCTGTTTACCAATGGCATTTGCAGTGGAACACGCTCTAAAACCTCACCTTTACCAAACGGTAAACCGGTGACATAGATAGGTGCCTTCATTCCTGCAATGCGTAGATGTGCAACCATCTCTTCGCTTGCCACAAGGATACCATCTACAAACTCGTCTACCATCTGCTCAAACTTACGCATCCAGTTTGCCATACCTTCGCGGTTGACAAAATCATCCGGATCAATGGATTGTGCCAAGCAACGAACATAAACACGTGGCCTATATTCTGCAGGAACTTGGTCGAGGATATACGGTAGACTCTCGATACCAGGGGTGAACATATCTTCATAAAAAATAACGTCATCCGAAGTAATCTTACCTTCCTTCATCATCTTGATAAGGTTGGCAGTTTGCATCATGCTGTAATATGTGCGTCCGTGTGCATCGAGCACACTACCTGTCACAATTTTCTTGTCCGTAGTTAATTCAGCACCAGTGACCAATTCATAGTCAATACCACGGCGCTTAAACACACGTTCATTCCAGTCTTGTAATTGAAGTGTGTAACGTGCCTCATAAGACTCAAGTCCCATGTAAATTAATTTTCTCATAGCTGCAACCCTTTTCTAATAGCTAATACTGTCAATTCTTCGCCGCTCAGTACAACAGTGTTTTCTGGAGTTGTTCTAATCGGGCCACCATTCTTAAAGTCTAGTTCAGTAACTACAATAGACTTTCTATTCATCTTTACAACCTTGCAAATTTTCATTCTACCAGAAACGGCGACAAGCAGCCTCGATTTCTCTGTAATCGGCTGATTGAAAAAATCTACGTATTCTGTATTAGGTTCCGGAATCATTTTTCTTAATCGGGAGTGTGTGAATTTCACCAACGGGACCAGTCATCGGCTGAACACCTATAATCTCATTTGCAATCAGTGTAGGTAATACTTTCCTAATCATTGGCATAACTATTCTGCGAAAATCATCCGGTGGCGTTGGATGGGTTGCAAGACGACGGACAATTTCGTCCGCTTCTTCTTCTTTGGTCATTGGTACTTTAGGCTTCTCAACCTGGTTAACCTCGGACAATATCTTCTTTAAATCTTGAAATTCTTTATCAAACACTTATCCGCCCGCATTTTTTAATATGTATGCGAGCGCATCGGGGCCCGACAGCAATACTGATTGGCTTGCATAAATGAGATATCCATCACCGTTGCGATGCTTGATAGGCATCACTCTCATCATTTTAGGATTAAGTTTTGTGATGGAACATATATGCATGGCATTATGATGAGAGATGGCAACGTAATTGCCCTCACTAAGTGGTTGTCCGAGGATGTCGGTGTGAATAGGTTTTTCTTTTGCCATTGTGTCGCTGTAACTAATATCTGCTCATCAATTTCTTTTGCAATCTCAGCAGATAACGCCTCCATTATTTCTTTTTCTAAATCAAGTCCATGATAAGTTTCTAGGTCTTTTACGGATTCGATAGTCCACGTGGCCTCTAATCTACGGCCTTTCTTCTTCGGCGGAGTAGAAAGACGTTTGATAATCTCATCAGCTTCCTCTTCCCGAGTTAAGACTTTCTTCTCATCCGACATAGTCGATTTTGCGGATAAGTTTGTCTCCCATCCAGAAAGAACCTTCGCCGGTTGTTTCGGCATCCTTAAGCATCTTCCGATACTCTGCTTTTGTGATAGCTCTGGTATCAACAATTGTTTCTCCCAGGTGTTTCTGACTGAATTCCCCGAATGTGTCATCCGGATCACCCGAATCAATCATTGTAACTTCGTCTTCGGCATGCGAAGCTTCCTTTGCGTCAATTACGTAACGCATACGCATGGTAACAATTGTGTCAACTACAAATAGTGGCATGATTAGTATCCTCTCCAGAATTCTTCTGTTTTGTCATCTTTGGCGTCGATGCCGGCCAGCGCATTCTTAGTTTTCTCTTGTTGAGCAAGATCATATTCCAAATCAATACGCTTCTTAAGGAATGAACGAATTGTATCTCGTTCAGCCCATATAAATGTTTCAAATCGGTGTAGACCATTGCACGGGCAATCCTCAACGAAGTTAATGCTGTTGAGTGTATGCCCCATAACACAATCCCAATCCCAGTGCAGAACTACACCTTCGGGGTTGTCTTTGTATTCCTGTTCGCAGTGCTCTTTCCAACCTAAACCGCCATCGTCATCACCAAGGTAAGATTCGGCTGTTGGGCACAGGTGCATTCTTCCACACCATCCACATTCCATATCCGGTGACCCGGCACCATTCTGTATCGAATCAACAAACATCTGCGATGGTGGCTTATCGTCTGTTCTGTATTCTTTCTTCGAGGTCATATATTCTTTTTTCTAAACGTACCATTTCTTTGCGCCAAGAATCATGTAAACCCAAATAATAATCCCTTTGCCGTTCATCCAATGAGAATATAAATTCAGCATTGCGTTGAATAGCTGACTTGATTGCTATTTCTATTTCGCTATCAGATTTGCACCATGCTATAAATCTTTTTATCATATTTCAAAGTCTTTTGCTTCATCAAACGAGCGTTTAAATCCGGATGCGTGTTCGTGTCCGCCACCGCCGAATTGTACAGCAATTTCGCCTACATGTATACCGCCTTCTAAGGACCTAAGCCCAAACTCGCGATGTGTTGGTTTGTCGTAATAATACGCCGCAAACGGTTCATTTTCCGCCAGTAGCATACACATATCCGAACCATATTGATAGGGCACGTTGGCACATGGCACATTGTATCCTGCGATGTTCATTCGCCTGACCACAACACCCATGAGTTCGCGGACGTCTTTCGCCATCCTTCGCTCAATTGCCGTTCCTTCTAGGATTTGCTGATCCAAACGCTGGTTCATTAGCATATTCCAATTTTCAAATGTATATGCGTAACTGAACATATTGGCAGCAATTTCGCGTGTACCAGGAAGGTTAAATTTCCAACGGTCGCGGTCGTCAACGTGTTTGATTATGTCCGGAACGTCTGCATTAGGGAAGAAATACTTCCACGTAAGCATTGCACCACTCTCGGTGTTTTCCGGACTATAGAATTTTTCTAACTTGGGAGATTCAAAACCAGCCATTGCCTTGATAGCTGTGTCATGGTGGTCTATGTGGATGACCTTAAAGGCCTTCGCCACAATCTCTTCCATGATCTCACGTGAGTAACTGAAATCTACAATAAAGACAATCTTGCCAGTTACATCTGGTGGAGAATCTCTGTAGAACCCTGCGTGGAATGCTGTGTTAGGATGAACTTTCTTTACGACCCAGGCTGCGGTAAATCCGTCAGCGCAATTTCCGTGATATATGCATAACTTCTGGATCATTCATTTCCCTCTAACACAACCTGGAGGGATGCCTTTGCAAATATATCAAAGCGTTCTCTGTTCGCATCGATGAATTGCTCTGCCATCAGCAACGCAACTCCATCAACATTTCCAACGCCTATTTCTTCAATGTTCTTTGTGTAACTTTCTAACGCAAGTTGAATTGCGGAAACGGCTTCTTGAGCTGTTACGGGATAAACTGTCAAATCTCTCATTATCTTCCTTTCTTACTTTTAGCATTTTTATGCCTTACTATACGCCCATATGGCCGTCGAGGTCTAGATACGTATTTTGGAGATTGATCAGTGAACATGGAATGTGCCAAAATCATACCATTGGCCATTCCATGCATATAATCTACAGCATTGCCGGAACCATCGATACAATTTTTTTGTGTACCTATCAATGATTCTAGCAATGAAAGTTTTTCTTGTAGAGTCTTATTCATCTAACTTTGATAGAGCTTCCGTCTTTGACTCTGCCTTCATTACAAGGTTTAGGTTTGCATCAATATCAATTAATGACTCTGCTGTTATCTCCTGAAGAACTTTTTCTTCCTTAATTTTACCAAAGATTGAATCAAATTCAGTTACAACCTTCTTATCACCGAAGCTTACATATTTTAGAAAAGAATCATGTTCCTTCAACATGGTATAGGGATCCGGCAACAACGGGTCTAGCAATACTTCAACAAATTTATTAAAATAGATGATAGAATTAGGAAGAAACTTGCTTAACTTTACACCCTTAGATCTGCACTGGTCCCAATCAGAGACAAGAAATTCTTCGGGATCTCTGGTTGCATAATCTAAGTCAGCCAATCTATTCACTTCCTGAATAGCCTGAATATGATTGTACACATTATGTGCCATTACCAATGCGTAAGTGGTTGTATCCCAGCTTGTCTTCCCTTCTTTACCATGTTTGTTTAGATCACCGGGACCCATTACGCATAGATCACCCAGTGTCAATCTTTCCATGATGGGTCCCTGGAAGGGCGCACCGGCAGTGCTGCCCTTCAATGACTTATCATCAATTCCTCTGCCCATCGCATATGTAAGCTGATGCGGACTAAATTTATTGTAATTGTATGAAAGTGCATAACCACCTGCTGCAACAAAGGGAGATGCGGCATCGAAACTAATATTGATGTTAGGATTATCGTGCTTTCGAAGTTGTCGTTCAATAGATGTTAAGTAACACGCCCAATCAAGCCTACCAATTCCCAAAAAGTGAATCCAATCCTTATCCTTAAGTAGCCCATCACGACGTAGATCAAGAATGCGCTCCAGAACGGTATACATGTTCTTCATGTTGATACCCGCAAATGCCCATCCCTCTAAAGTACGATCACTTGTGTAATCCATTTTTTCCACTTCAGATGGAATGCTGAACTTCTTTACACACTCGTACCATGTCCTTGAGTTTTCATTACTGCTGCCCGACAGTACATTTAGGAACTTTGTCGCGCCCGGCACACGATGTTTCATAAAATAATGAAGATTGTATTCTGTAACTTCAAGACAGTCTTCAAATTTTGTGAGGCCAGTTTTCTCACTCAATGGTGGGAGTGCGGCAAACGCCGGAACATCGAGCGTCATTGACCAATCTGCAGTGTGTTCAAGGTATCGAAGAATTTCTTCTCTTAGTTTATCACCGGCCGGAGTCTTAACAGTTGCCCAATCAAGTTTGATAACGCCTGTAGCAATTTGGAAACCACCGGAGTCACCGATTAGAATTGTATCCTTATCTCTTTTGTGAATCATTGGTTCTCTAGCATCACACTTAGATAGATTTCTCTCAGCGTGGCCGGCCGAATATAATCCAAATTTATAGTTAAAGTAACTATAGTCTGGATCAAAGAAATTAAGACCTTGTAGGCCAAATTCGAAATTTTTTGGCAGACGCGCCTGCGGCACAAATTTTTCGTCTGCCAAATCCTTGCCCAGGTGTGTAGTATAAAAACCACTGATAGCAGGCAGGTATTTTGCCCAACCACCAGCAATGTGTCGTTCTGTGAAATTTACTATGTTTTTTGTCATTCTGAATCCGGAATTTCGATTAATTGATAGATGCGATATTTAGGCGGTTTGCCCGACTTCTTCTCAGTTTTATGGTCACGAGCAGTCTGTTCATTTACGTATGTACGAAATTGCTTTGCTTCTTCCATTGTACCGAAATGAACTTCGCTATGATAAGCGTAAATGCAAATAGAAGACTTGGGATCTTCTGGATCCCAAGGACGACCTACGGCATAACTAAATTTCTGTTGTTCTTTCTTCTTCATTTTTATGCTCGTGCTGATAGATAAGCCTCATATGCCTGCGTATGAATTGGAGGTCATCAAAATCTGCCCGCTCCTGAGCTAATTTCTCAAAGAGAATTTGCTCAGATTTGGGATCAATAGATTCTGGTAACTCTGGCATTAAGTCTTGCTTGCCGGAAGGATATAACTGTAACGACCGATGCCGCTGTCGATATCAATCTTCATCGCACCCATATCTGAGAAATGAAGTGTAACATCTTCGGTGTCGTTAAGTTTCAGAATGCTCAGTACCTGTGAAAGAGGCCACGACCATTGATGCTTCAATGCGCCAGTAATTCCCTTCGCAAACGGGAGGTTGGTTCTGTCTGTTGGACCGCTACCAATTGAGAAGTTCAGTGTGTCTCCCTTTGTGGAAACAATGAAACGCTTCTCGGCACCACCCAATACACCTGCATATTGGTTCAAACGATCAACCTTAGCCTTTTCTGGCTTTAGTGTAACGTTCCATGTTGCACCCTTGAATGGCGGAACCTTGATTTGTTCATTTGCCATTGTTTCGCCCATGAAGCGATATGATGCAACATCACCTTCCAAGTCATCGAACTTGAGTTCTGTGGGTACAGAAGCGCCAGCTCTAACTTCTTCGTCTACCGTAACTGTAGACTTATCGTGAAGGTCCATAAAGCCCTTCAGTAATCCCAATCTTGACAATCCCACAGTGGATTGCAATTCCTTGATTGGTTGATACATTTCGCCATACAGTACCACAGTCTTGTCTGCATCGATTGCTTCAATCTTTGCATCAGTTGCAGTACCAATTAGCTTTACCATTTCTACGAAGCCCAGCGAATGTGTGTGCTTCACAATATCTTTAAGTGAATCTAGTAACATTTTCTTCCTTTATGAAAACGGGTAGAAGTATCCAGTCAAAAAAGACATGAGATTTTAGAAAATTTTCTAAATCTCCTGAATACAATCTTTCACATGTTAGTTTTGTTTGTCCGCCAATAATGCCGTAGGTAAGATAATACAATATACCGTCTGTGCCATTAAGCTTCTTTAATTGTTCTGAAAAATATTCTTTCATACCCTAGTATACAGAGTCTGTTACAGAATGTCAAGGTGTTCACATGGCGCTGAAGTCAAACAATGTCTCCAAATGTGCGTGCTCTTTGTTGGTACGGCTTAGGTCCCACTTCAGCACACCGAGCAAGTTCTCAACCTTCTTGTCAACAATACCAGCCTGCATGCCGTCGGTGTCGAATGGTAGGTTTAAGAACCAATCCGGTAAGTGTGCCTCGTCTACAGGATAGGCAATGCTGCTTAGATAGTTTTCTGGTGTCTCTCTTAGCTTGCAAACAATAATCTTCTGTCCGTCAATAATCCGCATGGCATGTTGATCCATGTTGATTTCCTTCATTCTATTCCATGCAAGACTTGCTGTAACGTGTCCCGGAACATGCAGGTTACCCATATCAATACCCTTTAGTTTCTTGATACCAGCTTCCTCAATCTTGTCTCGATAGAATGTTAGCTTGTTAACTGCTCGTGGAGTACCTTGTTGCCAAGGCTTCATGTCTTCGAACTTTTCCTTGAATAAACGGATCTTATCAATAACTGCTGCTTCACCCTTATCGCACAATGTATCCATCAAAATATCTGATAGGAACTCTTGTACGAACTTAGGAGTATCTGCGCGCTTCAAGTCCAGACCCATAGCCTTAACTTTACCTGGCTTACCACCAACGTCGAGTCGGATTCCGTCCTTGTCATACATCAAACAAGCATAACGCTTCTTAACCATCCAAATGCCACTTACAGAAACAGTTTCACGTGAGCTTGCAATAACACCAGTTGAACGCTTAACTGGAACATTTAGCTTGCCAAGCAAGAACTCTGGGAACGTTGCAGAAACCGCCTTCGCTAGGTCGTTATACAATGCAATGATACTTTCCTTAGACCAGTCAATATTACCGTTCTCAATTTCTGACTTAAGAATTGGATACGCGGAGAAATAGCACGAGTCTGTATCACCGTAAACAATGGCATCACCGTAGTGGTCATAATCGCCAGTCATCATCTCGTTGGTTTTGGCTGCCATGTGCTTGGTAATTGTTCTACCAGTCAATGTTGTGGATTGACCCAGACGCTGGTCGAAGAATCTGCTACCTGCATTCAACAAAGCGCCGTAAGCGGAGTTCAAGTTAATCTTCTTTACCAACTGACGCTTATCCCAATATCCAATAATGCGCTTCAAGTCCTTTTGGTTACGGTGAATAGCCTTACCATCCTTAACCATTAGGTTGTGTTGGTTCATGTACTGAACAACTCTAGCCTTGTGTCCTTCAGACACAATTTCCTTCAATTTTGTAGGCTTGTAGGACTCGGCGTCAACGTAGGGGTTGGCCTTAATGCCGGCATCGGAGATATCGTCATTTGTGAACAAATTATCAGGTACAAGTACACCTTCTATCTTAGCATTGTCCTCGATGTCTGTGTAGTTGGTCATAATTTTCTGCAAGACCTTACGCTCGTTGTACCAACGAGTCAATAGTCTTGGAATCACGCCTTCTACGTCAGTCTTGAAAATAGTACCATTGGCACTAATGCACCATGGCTGTCCACTTTCAAAGATCAAGTCATAAAGTTCCTTACCTGTAACTTCAAACTCACTACCGTCTTCCATGTCAAGGATTAGCTTGGTACCAATATCCTTGTTATAGAACTCTTCCATTTCTAGAACATTGAATCTGTCGTTCCACCATTGTGCGAATGTATGCTTACCGCCCTTAGATTCATAATCAGCAATAGCCTGGTTGGTACGATCAAGACGAATCTGCCCAACAATAGTTTCTGGGCTCATATTCAGTGTTCTAATAACAGATGGATATAATGACTTCATGTCAGTGGATGCGATCCAGCGGTGAAATCCCTTACGTGGGTTCGCTACCCAACCGCCTGCTGCGCGAGTAGCTGTTTCATCATGCCCACGCTTCTTATCGGGACATACTTCACCGCAGCTATGCGCTTCAACAAGAACAGCCTGGTCTGTAACTGCTACCGCACCCATTGTTGTTTGAATAAGCACGCAGGTACCGTGTGCAATGGAATTTGCCAATTCAATGAATTGCAACTTCTTGTCAAGTCTGTCCAACAACCGTGTATCTTGAATGTTATACTCTAAGAACCTCTTAAAATCGTCATTGTATAATTCGTCAAGTGTACCTTCATACGCAATCTTACTTTCACCCAATTCCGTGTCGGCAATTGCGTTCAGTGCATAACTGTGACGTTCTTCATAGTTGTATTTCTTGTAGATTTGCATGTAGTCCACATGAACACGACCAATCAAGTCATATGTTTGTGCAGCCTTACCGCCACGTTCAAATTCGCGTGGTTTTGGTTCTTGATCCCACAAGCATAGTTTCCTAGCCTCATGTCGGCCCAGGGCTTTCTTGATACGATTTACAACATAGGGAATATCATACGCTTCACTGTTCCAACCACTAAGAATGTCTGCATCTTCAATAACGGACATGAATGCTTGTAGCATTTCACCTTCGGACTTGAATAGCACAACATTGCCAACACTTTCGGCAATTTCTTGTGCTTCGTCCCATGTGAGTGTTTCTGGTGGTACAGCCAAACAAATAATTTCATCAATCCACTGTAAGTGTACAGATATGGATGTGATGTAATTGTCTGCATCCGATGCTTCCGACCAGCCCGATTCTTTATCGAAACTTGTTTCAATGTCGAAGAAAGCGATGTTTAGTGCCGGTGCTTCAGAATGTAGGTAATTCTGTTCAATGCAACGGAAGATGGGATCAACATCCGACTCCCATCGTTTGACGTTACCAGAAAGAGATTTAACCAGTTTTTGTTTTTCTACAAAGGTTCGTGGAACTACCTTCTTTACGACATCGCCGTAAATAGATTTATGTGAACCTTTGGGATCATTAATAAAGAAATGGTAATCAGGTGCGTATTCCTTGTAAACGCGCTTGCCGTTTACTCTTTCTACTACCTTGATTACCTCTTGATCGCCACCGCGTTTGAAAAGGCAATCTACGTACATTAACCTAGCCCTGCCGCTTTGTACAGCTCTTCTAGAGTTTCAACGTCTTCACGCTTATCATTCATATCACCCTTCTGGCAAATCTTGATAAGCTTGTTTAGGATTGCAGGCTTGACTTCTAATTCTTCTGCGATTGCTTTTACGGTTTCGCTTAGACCTTGTTTCAGATCTTCGCATTCTTGTAAGACTTGAACGCCGTCAGCAATGACTTGTTTCAATCGTACAACATTTTCTGGGGATAGTTTAGCCATTTGACTCCTCGAACTTATAGTTTACTTACCGTTGCAGTAAGTATAGGCAAAACGTTTCTGAAAGTCAAGAATTTCTTACTTGCAGGCGCAGCGAGCTTCTTCTTTGCCCTGATAATCCGCTATAGCGGCTTTAACGGCATCCTCGGCGAGAATGCTACAATGTATTTTGACCGGAGGTAGGGCGAGTTCTTCTGCAATGTGAGAATTCTTAATGCTTCCTGCCTGCTCAAGCGTCTTTCCCTTGACCCATTCTGTAACAAGAGAACTGGAAGCAATTGCCGACCCACAACCGTATGTCTTGAATTTCGCATCTTTGATGATTCCGTCTTCTACTCTGATTTGAAGTTTCATAACATCGCCACAAGCTGGTGCTCCGACCATTCCTGTACCTACAGAAAGATCGTTCTTATCCAGTGCTCCGACATTGCGTGGGTTTTCGTAGTGATCTAATACTTTTTCAGAATATGCCATTAGTAGCTTCCATATGCATTGCCAGTCAACGGATCGTTGGTGCCCTTGTACATATGTGAATCATATCCGTGAATTGGAGATAATACACCGTTCTTCTGTGCCATGTCTGGCTCATCTTCAGTAAAACGATACATTTGGTCTGGCATAACTCTCTTAAACCATTCAACGATGAGCGGACGAACGTCTAGGCCAGGGTTGCTGGATTCTAACGCCAATAACTGGTCATTAAGTTCATCATCTTCAATGATTTCCTGTATGTAGATTGGTGCTACAACCGCAGGAATTGGCCTTTCCATCATTTTCTTTACTACTTCAAAATCATCATAAGAAAGAGGAAGTTTAGTAACCGCTTCAGCTACTGCATGAACACGCGGCATAGCATTTCTCAACTCATAATAATCATCACGCAGGCGTGATTTTAGGAACTCTCTACCAGCTTGACTGGTCTTAGGGTCCATAATCTTGTCAACATATGTATCCATGCGTCTTTGCAACGCATCAATTTGTCGAACAACTTGCGGAGAGAGGCTCCTATCAGAAGCCCCTTTTGGTAATAATATTTCTACAATTCGCATCTTGTATTTATCACAAGATGCGGCAGATTAGAAATTATTAAACTTCGAATTCTTTCTTAACAGAAGCAGGAATAAAATCAAAATCATATTCTTCTGCAATCTTAGAAAGAATTGGCAATGCAAACATTGCGCCCGGCAAAGCCATTACAGTTGCGAAACGTGCTGTAACCAGCAATTCCTTCGCCTTCTTGTTTGCTGCGGTAATTTCGTTAATCGAAGCATCGCCAGAAGCGGCCTTGTTGTAGGTGGAAATTACAGCCTTTACATTCTCAGTTTCAGCAGTAACGACGCGCTGAGTCTTTTCAACAATTGCCTTGACATCTTCTGGTGTCTTTGGAAGTGTTGCGAATGTGTCTTGTAGAGCCTTGAAATAATCTTGTGGTGTTGTGAACATATTGTCTCCTTGTGCCATTTTGGCCACTTGTTATCTGCCTCACCATTGAGCGCAGTTCTTTAGTGTAACTGTATTTATGTTGCAGTGCAACAAAACCGCGTTATTTCAGGCCTTTTCTGACGTTTGTGTAAACCAAACGCTTAATGTTCTCATTTAAAGATTCCGGCAAGCCAAGGAAGAACTGTTCCTTATTACCCTCTGCCGCATATTGACGTAATTTGGTAGCACTTGCACCCTCTACGCCCTCTGACTCGACAATCCTTTGTCCTGCGGATATAACTTCGAATCCAATTCCCCACATATCCGCATATGGAGTAAATCTTTTGGTAAACTCCGCTGCCTGATCAGAGCCCACTACCATCACTATATTATCATAGCTCTTCGCGAGAGACTCGAGAGCAATATAGGGATTTCTAATAGTGGCATCCTGCGAGATATTGACTCCCCGAAATGCACTCTCACACACACGTCTTTTGAAAAACCACTCAAGAGGATCGGTGGGTGCCTTGTGCGTCTGTGAAAGATACACAATATGGTCTCCACCGGTGGATTTAGCTGTCTCTACTACTTTAGAAACAAGGCGTTCGTGACCCTTTGTTGGAGGGTTCATTCGGCCAAATGTAAAGACAACGCTACTCATTTGCATAGTATAGCACAGTCCTTATCGAATGTCAATTAAACCTTTGGTGGCTTTAGTGATTCGCTATCGTCGCCTGCTGTAATCTTTGGTAGCAATGCTTTAGCTTGATCTACGCGGGCAGTGTCACGGTTATCCAGGAATTTATTCAGACCTGCATTGCCCGAACCATATGCTAGATAGGCTAGGAAATACTCAATGCTCATTCCGCCAAGAATGACGAGTTTCCACATGAATACTGTAGCTGCGACTGCGACTAACATAGAAATAACGCGAGTTGAAGAGTAACGACCGGTGGCGTTATCTTGTAGGGATTCTTTTACGATTTTGCACAATGTTTGAAACATGGGTGTCTCCTAATTATACCCATATTTATAGAAAAAGCCCGGGAGATTAAACCGGGCTTTTTGTTTTTGGAAGTTAACTAGAATTAACCAGCGACCTTGTATTCAACAATAATTTGTGCTGAGCCTACACCGCCTGTTTGACCTGCGACTGTTGCCTGCACAGTAATCGAAGTACCTTCAACAACATAAGTTTCTGCAAGATACAATCCGGTTGTTTGTGGATCGTTTTCAGCAGTTGTCATGTATTCAGCACCACCCGACTTGCCAATTTGTAATGTCGAGGTTGTGTTAACGACTGTAACATTTACCTTAACGCGAAGGATTGTTGCACCTGCTGGTAGAGCTGTGCCAATGTTAGTTGATCCGTTAGCACCAAGACTGACTGTAGCCGTAACTGCCTTGATAGCACCGGCTGCTGCACCAGAAGCAATTGCATCATCAACATATTGCTTGTTGGTTAGATCCTCTGCAGCCAGGGAAGTTGCATATTCTACTGCTGTTGGCCCGGAAACTGTAACTTTGTTTCCTGTTCCAGTCGCCAACAACATTGTTGTATCGCCGGAACCGGATTCCAATGTCAATGTTGTGTTACCACGAACTGTCAACGCTGTTCCACTGTCAGACTGGATCAAACCAGCACCGACCGGACCAATAATAACAGAACCTGTACCATCCGGTAACAATACGATATCACCGTTAGAACCAACTGCTGTTAGTGTTATGTCATGAGAAGTGGAATCGGTTGTTAATGTCAAACCAGTTGCACCACCGATTGACAATGTATCAACTGGGGAACCCGATGTGAACACAAAATCAGATGATGTAGAAATTGGAGATGTTCCATTACCAAACAGAATTTGCCCAGTTGTGAAAGTTGTCTGACCAGTACCACCCTTTGTTACAGGAACTGTGCCAAGAGTAAATGTTACTTGGTTAGTTGCAACCGCTGTTGTGATTGTGCCATCGCCGTTGAAGTCAAAAGATTCACCAAGTGATACTGGATCAGATCCTGCATCGCCAGTCATTGTAATTGAACTGTTAACCAACATTGCATTTGTAACGCCAGATGTTGAAATGTCAACGCTGCCTGCCGTCACTGTAAAGGTTGGGGAAACAAACTTAGCAACACCCTTCTGCGAAGAAGTTGCATCAGCCGCTGTGATTGTTACCGTTTGTGCTGCTACAGAAGTAGAAATACCTTGTACTGAAGTTCCAATAACTTGCAATGTCTGCCCAAGTGCCAATGTGCTTGTGCCCGAGTCAGCATTCAAACCAACTGTCGAGTTTGTCAACATTGCATTCGAAACTGCACCGGCTGCAATCTTCAATCCTGTTGAAGTTTGTGCAAGACCGCCTGTAACACCCGATTGCAATTGCAAGTAAAGCTGAGCGCCAGTAGCTGTCGATTGTGTTGTTCCGTTTGTTGTCAAGAGCAATGCGCCGTTGACTGCATCATACAAGTCGATACCAACTTCGTCCGATGGCAATTGTGTAATACCAGCACCAAGGTTAACAGAAATTGTGTTACCTGTGATGTCGATACCAGTACCACCAACATATGTGTTAGAACCAGAGAACTGTACCCATGTCTGTGTGGTTGTACCAACAGTTACAATCGTTGCTGTTTGTGTCCAACCTGTATCAGCGTTAACTGTACCCTGCTGAACGAAAACCGCAGCGGAATCAAGTTCCGACGGGCTGTCTGCATCAGTTGCACGAGTTGGTGCACCAGAAGCGTTAACAACGTAAATACCGTTTTCTGCACCGGCTGTTTGGTTCTTAATAAGAATGCGGTTACCAGTTGCAAGTGTAACGCCGTCGATTGTGTCGCCGTTTTCGAATGCTGTTGCTAGTGTACCGTTAACTGTGGTAGCTGCAAGAACTGCTGTCTTCCATGTCAAACCTGCTGCGGTTGCATCAACATAGGCCTTGTTTGCTGCGTCTGTATCATTTACAGGAGCATCTGGTAATGTGATGTGGGTTCCACCTGACATTGTTAATGAACCGGTCATTGTGTCGCCAGAAACGTTTACGTATGTAGCATCAACCAACGATGTGATATCAGATGCGACAACGGCTGTGTTACCAGTTACACGGCCAAAACCGTCAAGTGTTACCTTAACGAAGTTACCAGTTGCTGCTTGAGAAACTGTTGCTAGGTCGATTGAAGTATCAGAAGCAACACCAGAGCCGTTTGTAACAACGATGTTACCAGCTGTACCAGCAATGGTGCGTGTTGTCCATGTGCTTGTACCTGTACGAACTGCATAACCAGTTGTTGAAAGACCTTCTAGGGCTGCTAGATCATCTGCCAACACGAATGTTGGGTTACCTGCAATACCTGCCGGGTTGGTAATTGTGATACCGGCTGCTGGAGCAACCAATGTACGGTTTGCAAATACGCCATCTGCAGTTTCAACTACAAGACCTGTACCAGCCAACGCCGCAAGCGCGTCTAGACCTGCATCCCACGCTTGAACACCGGATGTTGCACCCGGAACAGCCTGTTGCCAGTTTGAGCCATCGGAATAGATTACCTTTCCCGCACCAGTTTGTGGAAAAATTTCATCTAGAGTGTCTTTTGTTAGAGCGTAGTTAGCAACTTGTTGAATTGCATTTGTGAAGCTTGTTGGCGAGCTGAATACTGCACCAGTAAATCCGCTCGGAACAAAGTTACCAGACGAATCAACACCAGCACCAAGTGATGCCTCAATGTTGTCAATTTCTGTTTGTAGTGCTGTTGAAGAACTTAGAACAAACCAAGACGAACCGTTTGCATATTCCATCGCACCGGTTGTTGAGTTATAACGGAACGCACCAGCTGTAGCGGCTGGTTGTTGGGCGGTCGTGCCATTTGGCATAACAATTGCGCCAGTACCACTAAGTTGAAATACTCCGGTACCAAAGCGGCTCAATGAACCTGCATCACCTAGAGTGACAACACCAGAATTCGATGAAAGAACTACGTTGCCTGTGGTAAGTGTTATGTTACCTGACGCAGATGTGATTCCTGCTGCTGTTAGGGCTGCATTGGTTGTACCATCTGCTGCCTTAAAGTTGAAAGTACCCGCATTGTTGATAAGTCGCGTACCAGTCTTACCAAACTGTACATCAGAACCTACGCCAATGAGGCTGAAATTTTTTACGTTAGCCATCTATTTTAATCTCCATATCGGCCGTAAATGGCCTTCAGTACGTTATTTATCCTAAGTTGTTCTTTTAGACGTAAGACACTATGATTTGCGCAGACCCCACAGTTGAGCCTCCCGACACAAAATTTCCTGTTATATCGACGTCCCCTGGTAGTGTGTCTGTGCCGAAAAGTATGTCAGATAGTGCAGAATATGTGCCTGCAACAGTCAAATCAATTTCACTAATTGTCATCAAGCCAGCAGGGACTGGTGGTGGCAACGATGGATTGTTAACTGTATATCCGAGTTCTAGTGTTGGTGCTCCATCAAACGGTGTTGTAACCTCAATGGTAATAAGTGTAATACGTCCGCCAGTTGGTAGAGTTCCAACTGCAAATGGGCTTGGTTCTGTAGGACCAAAGGTAAATTCGAGTGTTGCGGAATCTGAATCTGCGCTGTCTTGGCGTGAAAGTAATGTCCATCCATTTGATGGTCCAGAAATGGTGTAAATCCACAGGCTCCACTGGTTAACATAATCACCTGCGCCATCGTCGGAGTTGACAACATACGATTGATTACCAAGTGTTGGTGTCAATGCATCACGTGCTGCAAGATTGGCAACAACTCTCATTGGTGGATTAATGACAACCCATTGCGAACCGTTCCACTGCAAAATCTTACCAGCATCTGTGGTATTGTTCAATGTATCTGCGATTGGAGAAACATTAGTTAGGGAGCCGATTGTTCCTGCTGTTGCTACTGGAGCAAGACCCGATACTTGTGTGGCTGGAATTGTGGTTGCATAGACAACAGTTGCTGCCAATGCATCCCATTTTAAGATAGCATTTGCAACCGCTGGCTTTGCTGTATCTGACAGTCCAATTAAAGCATATGAAGCCGATGTTGGTTTGTTAGACAAATCATTAAAATTTCCACTTGTAGCAACCAGAGCAAGACCTGTTATGCTCGCAGCCGGTATAGTTGTGGAATATACCAATTGTGTGCCGGTAGCATTCCACAATACGTAGCCATTTGATACTGCTGGTTTAGCAGTATCCGATAATCCGATAAAACTGTATGCTGAGCTTGTTGGTGGATTCAACAATGTATTGAAATCCACAAACTGGTTAACCCAGAGTTGATTTAGTGCATTGTAAACCAATGCTTGTCCATTAGGAACAAGAACGCTGTCAACAGAATCATCCACGTTGACAAGTTGTCCCAAACGTGTGATGTTTGAAACTACAACTTCTGGATCAACGTTAATGAAAGTCTTTCGTGTTGAATCATACACAAGTACCTGTCCGTCGATGAGATCCCTCATCGTGAATGTAGGCATGTATTGGTTAATGAGAGCGTTTTGACCTATAATCATTTCTTAATCCTTACAAGCTCAATAACACTGTATCAACCTGACCCCATTGCCATGTAGTCCATTGGGCCTGTGATGGCGGAATAGGTGGTTGAATGTAATCACGTGTAACTACTGCACGGATGAATACAAAATTTCCAATAAAGGATGTTGCCAACGAACCCGTGTCACCACCATTAGCACCTGTTGGTGCAAGTGGGACCTGTGGGAATGTTAGAAACGGAGTATTCACATCACCTTCCGGATTGATCTTGATCCAAAACCAATCTTCTGGTTGTGGCTTCAATGCTAGGGTTGCCTGCAATCCAAAGCCACCAACAAAGTTTTGGTAGATTACCTGAACAGTGTGAATTCCATCAGTATAGCCATAATATGCGTCGCCGCGGACTGGCTCACCGATCACATTCCATTTTGTGCCGGTGTTAGTCATCATCAAAACTGATTTACGAATTGCCATTATTTTTCCTTTCTTTCAGTATTTATCAAGGCTGGCCTTCATAATCTAGGACTGGTGGAGTAAAGTTTGCTGTCCAACGAGCCATCTTTGAAACACGAACTTCCTCAAGATATCCTTTATATATGTATGCGTTCGCACCATCAGTAGAACCTGCACCAATGTAGATAGATGTTGCAGCATTACCATCCCAACTTGTGGCATTGATGGCAAAAGTGGCCGCTGATGTTCCGTTGATATAAAGTGTCAATGTACTTCCATTTCTCACCAATGCAATGTGATTCCAGGCTTGGTCGGTTATAAGACCGCCGGCCGATTCCATGATTGGCGAAGCATTATTTGCATTGAAATTAAAGATAGCCATTGTCTTGGTGTTACCAGCACGGTTATAGTAGAATCCCCAGAAATTAGCTGCAAAGCTTCCAAGGAAGTTACTGAGAGGAATATTCAATGCTGTATTACTTGTACTGTCGGGCCACATCCAAAAATCATATGTGAAATTATCAGTACCCATTGATGTAGAAGATGAAGACGGTGTCTGAAGCAAATTCGCAATTGCTCCGGTGAAATTCATACTACTTCCACCAAACTTAAATTGGGTTGTACTAATGGTTGTTGTGGTGCCTGTTCTTGTAATTGTTCTTCCACGAGCCGAATCGACGAAAACTGTTGATCCGTTGACATTGTCTCCGTGTAATAGAAGAGATGTGGTATAATCAAGTGGATCGTAAAGGCTTCCAAATTTTGTAGCACGTGAAATTGTTACCGGGCCGCTAACTGTCGAGACAGTCGCTGCCACAGTTGAAGTATCTGTAGCGTTGCCAACAGTAAGAATAAGAATCTTGGTATTTGCCACTGCTGTTAATGGTGCTGTCGGCGGCGTGAAATTGGTTGTATAAATTGCGGTACCATTTACATAACGGAATTGAGAAATGTTGCCAACAAAGTTGATTGAACCTTCTCCAAACCATCCCACGTTCCATGCATTGTTTAGTGGTGTAATATTTCTAGAAGCAGTATCTGTGCCATTAGCAATACCATTGATATAGAGAGTGGTAGTAGTTCCAACTCTTGCTACAGCGATATGATATAAGGTATTCACAGCAAGAACAGCCGAAGATGTTATTCTTGCGCCACCGCTGATATCCACCTGTACATGCCCCGATGCATCGGTATAGCATCCCAACTTCGGGACCGCGCCTGCGCCGTTAGAGCATCCCCAAAAGAAAACACTCACCACAGTTGACGTGAAGGTGAACCAACCCTCAACTGTAAAATCGGCGTTACCCGGTGCATAATCTGTCGAATTGGCCGGCAAGGTATAATACTGGCCAGCAGTGAAATTCGCTTGATATCTACGGGCGGGATCAAGCGTTAATCCGTATCCTGACTGAGCACTTTTCATATTAGTAGTTCAATCCAACTACAGCACCATACCAGTTTGTACCACCATCCGGCGTTGTCAAAGTAATAATGTCTGTCTTACCAGCTGTTGTGGTTAAAACGGGTGCTGCACCGCCTTGCCACTTTGTTCCTGTCGGCCATGTCATTGTTCTCGAACCAGTACCGTCCTGTGTTAGGAACAATGTAACTGTATAAACAAGTCCAGATGCCGGAACGTTTGTAAAGGCAAATGATGTTGTATTGGCAGTGAGTGTAGCACGATACGAATTTACCAATGCACAGTTGATTGACAATGTTGCAGAGAATGTTGTATTAGCTGTATCAGCCCAACCAGTGTTGAATTGCATTGCACCTGTCGAACCCTTAACTGTGACACGAGTGGTAAGTGCCGAACCGGCACCTGCAGGCGACTGGATAATAACATCTCCAGGAACACCAACTGTAACTGTTGTACCTGACGCAATAGTGACATTACCGCCTGTTCCTGATGTTGCGCCGTTGGTTGAATTACCACCTCGAATCGTAATATTACCACCGGGGCCTGTTGCGCCGTTGCCGCCAGCATCGCCACCACGAACAATTACCGCGCCGCCAGCACCTAACGAACTATCGGCATGAATTGTAACTGCACCAGCAGTACCACCAGCCGCAGCGGTGTCTCCTCCACGAAGAGTTGCTGCACCACCATTGTTTGCGCCGCCACCTGCCGCACCAGATACTAGAATTGCACCACCGGTGGTGGCTCCTGCACCACCAAGAAGTGTCAATGAGTTACCAGTTCCCGACGATGTTGCACTTGCGCTGATAGTCATTGGTGACGATGAGGCTGTTGTTCCCGAAATACCAGTGATAGAAGTGGCACTGTTAGTTGTTGTTCCAAGAGTTGTTGCATTGGCAAGAGATGATATTGCAAGTGTTGTCCAGGTTGGTGGAGCATTACCTGCCGATGTTAGAACTTGTCCTGAAGTACCAAAGTTAGCACCGGAAAGTCCAAAACCGCCTGCATTTGAGATTCTAAAGCGTTCTACTAGGGTGGTACTTGTGCCTGTGTGCATTGAAATTAGACCACCTGTAGATCCTGCGCCACCTGTACCACCACGTATGATTGCATCACCGCTCCCACCGCCCGAAGTGGATGCGCCACCACCTTCGACAATAGCATCACCACCTGCATTTGCACCAGTACCGGTCGAAGCTGTACCACCACGAAGATATGCGTCTCCGGCGTTTGAACCAGTTCCTGCTGTTGCCTGCCCACCCTGGATGAAGATGTTTCCAGCTGTTCCGCTAGTTCCCGAAACTGCACCACCACGTAATGTCATTGACGCCGCAGTTGATGAAGTAGAATTTCCCGGAGACATTGTTACTGTTCCGGCAGTTGTTGCATCAGCAGTTTGAATTACAAGGTTACCACCGCCTGTGCCGTTTTGAATTGTACCGCTGGTTGCATTACCGACAGATACTGTTCTTGTTGTGCTGTCGAATGTGAATGTTGTTGTACCAGACAGAACGTTTGAACCGTTACCAAAGCCAACCTGCGTTGCTGTTAATGATGATCCACTGGACGGAGTAGTCCAGGTTGGTGTTGCACCAGTACCTGCCGATGTTAGAACTTGTCCTGAAGTTCCAGCCGATCCACCGACCTGCAATGGAGAACTTGCGCCGGCAAGATTAAGAGCACCAGTCTGAGTTGTTGTACCGGTAACTGCCAGGGACGATAACGTTCCAACAGATGTCAATGATGAAGTAACGACATTAGATGCGAGTGTTGTTCCAGTTAGTGTACCTGCTGCCGAACCACCTGCTTGCCATGTAGGTGCTGATCCCGATCCATTGGATGTTAATATCTGACCTGCTGTACCGGTATCAGTTCCGGCCGATCCTACAGACCATGCACCGTTTCCAGTAATGCGGAAACGTTCTGTATTGGTTGTCTTGAAAATAACAACACCCTGAGATGCTGTACCAACACCACCAGAAATGTATACGTGTCCTGCATAACCAGTTCCGCTAAATCCAGCACCACCGGAAATGTTTACGTCACCACCACCATAACCGCTTGTATTTTCTTGACCCGCTGTAATGACAACATTACCACCGCGACGTGAAGATTGACCACCAAATAGGTTCAAATCCGCACCCGGAGTATTGCCGATATATGTAGAAGGATACAATGAGAGTGATAGTCCGCCACCCGATGTAATGACACCAGAAACAGATCCGCCATCTTCGCTAACTTTCAACGTAGCGGTGCTATCAGTAAATGTGAGTTTTGTGGAACCGGTTAATAGATTTGACCCGGATCCAAATCCAACTTGTGTGGATGCTAGTGTAGGTGTTCCACTAATCGGAGATCCTGCTACTGTTGGTGCTACTGCAAAATCAACCACGCCTGTTGCGCGGGATGCGGTAAACACGGTATTCTGTGTAGCACCGTTATCCGCAATTCGAAGAAGTTGCAAATTAGAACCTGCATTGCTGCCACTTTCCGATGTGCTGTTTGCTCTAAGAATCCAACGATCACTTCCAGATGTTTGATAAGTGAAATCTCTGTCGGAAACTGCTTTCGAAATATACAAGCCTTGGTTGAGCAAGGTACTTGTTGACGTTACAGCACCAGTTGATTTATTGATTGTTAGAAACGAGTTTCCGCCGAATGAGCCAGAATCGTTATACTGGATTGCTGTATCTGAACCGCCCGGTGTTCCTGACAGGTTCTGCCACGCTGCGACAGTTCCATTTGTAACCAAAGCTTTGCCGGAATTACCGGCTTGTGATGGGAGAAGTGCAGTGATAGCAGCTGAAGCTGACGTCTGTCCTGTACCACCATTTGCAATCGGTAGTGGACCACCGTTTGACTGAACGAGAATATTACCTGCAAATTGTACACCCATGGGAAATCTCCGATATTTGATTGATAATCATATTTATCAGAAATCTCCAAAAGGAAAGGGCCCGAAGGCCCTTTGATTAAGTGGGGTGTTTTATACCACTACTGTTTCCACTACAGGTTCAAAAACATCTACATGGATCTCATCATTGATGCAATCCGCATTTGCTCGTCCACCCTTTGTAAGTCTGCCAAACAAGATTTCCTTTGACAGTGGAATCTTGACAAGCTTCTCAAAGAGCCTTTCAAACGGTCTTGCACCCATCTTTGGATCCAAGCCGTGCTGTGCAAGCCAATCGCGTGCCTGTTGTGTTACATTCAATGTAACATTCTTCGGAGCAAGCAATACCTCAGTCTTCTCAACTTCAGCGTTGACGATAAGGTTCATCTCAACCAATGTGAGCTTATTGAACCTAACAATGCCGTCCAAACGGTTTCTAAACTCGGGACTGAAGAATCGCTTGATCTCCTTTTCCACCGCACCAGAGTTGTCCTGATCACCAAAGCCAATCTTGAGCTTTTCCGCATCGGCAGAACCCAAGTTAGCAGACAAGATGATAATGACATTTGAGAAGTCAACGGTCTTGCCCTTAGCGGATGTCAATCTTCCATCATCCATAACTTGCAAGAGCACCGTCATAACATCAGGGTGCGCCTTATCAACTTCGTCCAGCAACAATACGCAAGTTGGATTGGTATCAACTGCCTGGATAAGTTGTCCTTCGCCCATTTTGCCCTCACCGTGGCCAACGTAGCCCGGAGGTGCACCAATAAGCTTGGATACAGTGTGCTTCTCCATGTATTCCGACAAGTCGAAGCGAACAAACTTCACTCCAAGAGCCTTGGCCAGCTGTTTTGCTGTGTAGGTCTTACCAGTACCGGTTGTACCAGTAAACAAGAACGAACCAATAGGCTTGGTAGGATTACGCAAGCCTGCCTTAGAAAGGAAGATTGCTGTTGTCAATGTGTCGATTGCTTCATCCTGACCATACACTGCGTTCTTAACACGCGGAGCAAGGTTGGATAAAGAGTCATTTTCCTTCATATCCATCATCTGCGGAGGAATCTTAGCAAGCTTACTGGCCTGTGTCAATACCAGGTCCTGCGTTACTACTTTTTCCTCTATGAGCTTGGCCATAGCGCCTGCCGAGTCCATAATATCGATGGCCTTGTCTGGGAAAAACTTGTTCTTCATATAGCGGTCTGCCAAGTCAACGCAAAGGTCCAGGGAACCTGCTTCAAAGGTAACACCGTGGAACTTCTCGTATTGGTAAGCAATGCCTGCCAGGATGAGCTTTGTCTGCTCGGCGGATGGCTGCTCAATGTCGTACTTTTGGAAACGACGTAGCAGAGCCTTGTCCTTTTCAAAGTGTTCGTGGAACTCGTCGTAAGTGGTTGCACCCACGCACATGAGTTGACCCTTAGCAAGCATCGGCTTCAGCAAATTACCTGCATCCATCTGGCTGCCAGTTGTTGAACCTGCACCAAGGATCATGTGTATTTCGTCGATGAACATAATGCAGTTTCCAAGCTTCTTAACTTGATCCAGCACACCCTTCAGACGTTCTTCAAAATCACCACGGAACTTGGTACCTGCAAGCAATGCACCCAAGTCCAAACTGTAAACAACCTTGTCTTGTAGGGCCTTTGGTACTTCCTTCTTGACGATCTTGAATGCAAGTCCTTCCGCAAGTGCTGTTTTACCAACACCGGGTTCACCCACATAGACCACATTGTTCTTCTTGCGACGTGCCAAGATTTCAATGGTATCCTTAACTTCCTTCTCTCGTCCAATAACAGGGTCGATGGAACCGTCTGCTGCTTCTTTGTTCAAGTTGCGTGCATACATATCCAATGGGGATTCTTCGGGTTGTCCCGGTGTTCCCTTTTCATCCGACTTACGCAATTGTGCGATGATCTTTTCACGGTTCACGCCATTCTTACCAAGGAAGTAATATGCGTGACTTGTTTCCTCACTAAGAATGCTTAATAGCACCGCTTCATTCGTGAGCTCGTTGCGTCCACTGAACACAAGTTGTGTCAGGGCGCGCTGAAATGTACGTTGCAGGACTGCTGTACGCTTTGCAGGAACATCTTTCAATGCTTCCGGCTTCTTAAGCTCGGGCTGTCCAAGAAACTGAATTACATCAGCTTTGATTTTGGCTGGCTGTGCGCTAATGGAGAGAATCAGTTCGTTAACATCCTTCTCATGAAGCAATGACAACAAAATGTGTTCCAATGTAACATATTCGTGATTGTTATCATTGGCGATCGATACTGCACGTTCGATCATCTTCTCTACTTTCTTTGTACTCATTATGGTCCTTAAATTGTTATGGAGTCCCTATGAGGCAAACTCCCGAGTGACGCCTTTTCAGAATCTTTAAGATCTCTTGGAATGGTAATACCTATACGTACCAACAGGTCACCATGCGCTTCCATCTCCGGGTTTTTCATACCCATCTTTGAAAGCTTTACAATCTGCCCTGGCTGTATTCCGGCCGGAATATCAAACTGTAATTTGTTACCATCAAGGTGTTCCAACATTGCTTCAATGCCTAACATTGCCTCAATTGCAGTGATATTTATTTCAACCATCAGGTCATCTAACGCCCGCTTGAATTTTGCATCAGGGCGAACGTCAATCTGATAGAATTTTCCATTCACGTACAATTTTGTACCAGAACGAATTCCCTTAGGAATAATGATTGTGGTGTGTGAGTCGTGCTTTACAGTTCTACCAATGTAGGCATCCTGTAAGCTAATATTGATGAGTGTGACAGGTGTGGCACGTTGACGTCCGAAACCACCAGCAGCCTGCGATTTAAAGATTTCATCGAAGACATGTTGCATGTCTCCAATATCCTCAAATGTCCAAGTATGTGATTGGCCACGTGCTTGGCGACCATGTGCAAACGGATTCTGGCTAGGATCAATATGACCGTGTTGGTCATAGATTCCTTTCTTCTCAGGATCACTAAGATGTTCGTATGCTTCCTTGGCTTCCTTGAATTTAGCTTCGCCGGCAGCTTTTTCAGCTTCGGCCAATTTGTCAGGATGGTATTTGCTGGCTAGTTTACGATATGCTTTCTTGATATCGTCTTCACTAGCATTTTTTGCAAGGCCCAGGACTTCGTAGTAATCCCGTTTGCTCATAGTGTGGTTATTTCTTTTTTAGGTTGACAACACAAACGTATTTGGTTGCACTCCATTCGTATCCTGCGGCAAGGCAGGCTGACCTGTCAGCCGAATGTGCTGATGCTAGAAACTCTGCTACACCAATCATTATGGCTAGGCTTATCCCACAAATGATTGCAACTTGAAACCAAGACATCAGAAGCGATAGGTGATTCTACCCAGCGTCAAATCGTAAGGACTTAGTTCAATCTCAACCAAGTCATCAAGTAAGATCTGGATATTGTTTTTACGGATTTTTCCGCTGATAACTGCATTCAAGACATGCCCGTTTTCTAGTTTTACCTTAAATCGAGCACCGGGTGATGCGTCTGTGACGCGACCCTTCGTAATAATCATATCGTCTTTGCTGGCCAAGTTATCAAACTCCGTAATCAAGTTGGGTATTTTTAAGTAACATTACCGTGTCGTCCCTATTGACGCATAGGTATTTTCCGAGTGGAAGTACATTGCAATTGCCCAACATGCTTTGTAATACATTAGCCTCATGCGGGTTCTTGCCTACTCCAAAAGCAGATTCGCTTAAGAAGTTCCTTCCAATAACAACATCATAATCGCCCACGTCAACTACTTCCGCGACGATCTTTCGCTTGTTATGAGTGAGTGTAACAACATTACCTTCTAGAGTCAAGCCCGATACTAAGGATTCTTTGAAGAATTGATTGATGCTTTCTTTCATATCTTTCATTTTGAATTCGTCCTTAGGTACATATGCTTCTGGTTGAAGGATGAGGTAATTGAATAGTTCCGGATCGTTATAAGCGAACGATTGTCCATCCGCCAAATAAGTCTTTACGGTCCAATCCATACTACCGGTTAAGTTACCAACGTCCTTTAACAGGGCCTGGAACTTGTTAGGAAAAGTATCATCTCTCGACATTTCGACGAAGACGAGATAGCGCCCTTCTTCATCTGTATTGGGACTTACTTCAACATCCAGGGTGTCGATAAACCCTCTTTGGATGAATGTATTAAGGTCTTCTGCGGGGTTTTGGTCGTTGAGATAGAAGGCCACCACGATAACGTCTTTTTCATCTCCGGCCTTAGGTTCAAACTCGTCGATCGAAACGTCCGGCAAGATAGTACCTGCTAGATCGCCATTCTTTAAGCTCATACTTCTTCCTCTGGAGGCATCTCTTCGCCAGGTCCACCCATATCTTCGGGTGTAATGTCTTGAGGTGCTTCTGCTTCTGGTGGCTGCTCATCCGCAAATGCGCTTGCTAGTTCTTCGTTGGTATCATCAATGTCTTTCTGGATGATATCGTCTAGGTCTTGCAATCCGCGGTTGATATACTTAATTGGCAATTCTATTGTCACGAGCCAGACATCACTGTCTACCATTTTTGCTCGCTTACTTTGGGGATCAACCCAATCTTCAGGTCCCTTAACTTTTACGGGTCTCTTAAAGATACCCTTTCTAAAATTCACTTTAGCGCCAAGCTTGGTTAGACGCAGTCCGGCATTTGGATCTGGCATCATTGCATATGGATACATCCATACAGTTTTGTACCAGTATCTTCCAATTGTTGGGCCTTCTACCAATTCGCCAAGAATCCAATTCTTATAGGCGAAGATTTCCGCATTATCTAATGTGCGCTCAAACTCCAATAGGGTGTCCAGAATTGTGTCACCCTTTGAAATTCCCACTAGCGTCTGTTTAATCGTATCTAAATCGGTAGTCATTGTTACCCTCTTTTGAGTATTTATCTATAAGTTGTCGGAATCTGAAATTATCGTCTATCGGTGCTCAAACGTTCCATTGACCATAAATACCTGGTATGCAAAATACACTCGATACTATTATCGACGTTTCGCAGGGTGGACAGTCCTTGTCCAGCAATCCCTTAACTCCAAAAAAATCACACCGAAGGAGCATAACTTTGAGCAAAAATCGCAAAATGGCTTCCAAGCCAGCATCGTCACGTTCAGCACGTTCATTACCATACCGCGCTGAGGAGACACAACCCACAAACGTAGTAAAACTAGGCAACCGCAATTACAAGCGAGTCGAAATGATTCCACGTAATACAGCCCAAGAAACTTACGTTGAAGCGTTGCTAGAAAAGAGAATGGTATTTGCTGTAGGTCCGGCAGGTACTGGAAAGACGTTGCTCGCTGTCCTACGTGCCATTAAAGCACTAAGAGAACAAGAAATAACAAAAATCATTCTGACACGTCCAGCCGTGAGTGTAGATGAAAAACACGGGTTTTTACCGGGAGACTTAAATGCAAAAATGGAACCTTGGACACGTCCGATCTTTGACGTATTTGAAGAATATTACGGACTACAGGAGACAAAGAGAATGCTTGATGAGGGCACCATCGAAATTGCGCCCCTGGGCTTTATGCGCGGTCGTACATTCAAACACGCATATGTCATCGCAGATGAAATGCAAAACGCGACGCCCGATCAAACTAAGATGCTCCTAACACGTATTGGTGAAGGAAGCAGCATGATTATCACGGGTGACTTGAAGCAACACGATCGTGGCTTTGAGAAGAATGGTCTTAAGGATTTCCTAGACCGTCTAAAGATCACGCCAAAAAGCTCAATGGCAATTTGTACATTCCAAAGATGTCACATTGAACGAGATCCGCTAGTAGCGGAAGTCCTTGAAATATACGGGGATGAAGAGTAAAAGGAAAAGGGCCTAAACGGCCCTTTTTTAATGCTTTGAAAGTTCTTTGAGTTCTTTTTTCATGTCGTCAATTGCTTGGCGAATTTCTGCGTTGTTCTTCTTAACGTCTACTGCGTGAGCGTAACGCGCATCGGAAAACATTGTACCAGCAACAGTAAAAATAATTGTTCCTGTTGTACCAGTAAGTATCTTTCCGTAATGGTTCTTAAGAAATTGGATTGTAGTTGATAATTTGCTCATCTATCGTCCCTCTTTTGTGCAATTTCATCTAGCTGCCTTTTGTATCTTGCTGCTAATGCTGCATCAATGGGTGATAATCTTTGTTGAGTTGATTGTTCCCTTTTTATATCTAATTCGAACAACTTGTCCTCCAACATCTGCTTTCGAAGGCCTGTCGTTGTCTCTCTTACCACTTGCTGAATCTGTTTCTTGTCCTTCTCGACATCTGCGGCATGGGCGTAACGTGCATCGAGCGTGAAAAGGGTTGCCACTAGCGTAATGATAGTGCCGGAAGAACCCAACATGATTTTCCATGGATTTTCTTTAATAGTTTGCATTACTGGCATAGGTTTGTCCTCTTAAGCCAGTATTTATCGCGAATTTTAAAGAAATTAAGTTGGTAGATTATACGCCTTACACACTAGATGATAAATTTCTTGCCAAGGACTCTTAGGCCCGACAATATCAAACTTATCAGTTTCATAGTGTGCATTATGATCCTGCTGGATTAGTACAGTCCGTAGGCCCATTTCATGGCCTTGCTCGGCGTTCTTAATGTGATCCTCAATCCAGAAGAAGCCAGTACCTTCCCAAGACATTAGGGCAGCTTTCTTAGGCGATCCCATTGCTAGGCAAATAATTTCTAGGAAGTGCGGACCAAAGAGTTTTTCTAGATTCTCTCTTCGATACTTTGCCGCATTGGGATGAGAGCTAATGCTTGTGATACAAACGAATTTGAATCCATGTGCAACTAACTTTCCAATGTACTCAACTGCATCTTCGTGAGCTGGCAAATCGGCAATGAATGGGCTTTCGTTATACAGACGAATAACCCTATGTGCCTCATCGCTTGATATTCCGTAACGTGCTTCCATTCCGTAATGGTGCTCGGTGCCAGGAATCAAATTATAACCTTCACTTGCCATGAATTGTTCAAATCCGGCGAGCCAAGTAACTAGCACGCCATCAGCATCAGTTAGGATAATCTTTTTCATACGTCAAAGACAGTTTTCTGTCTAACATTTCCAAAACTGTCAATGAACACTTCGGGACTTTCTGGAGGTGCCACTTGTTGGTCACGATAAGCAGTGTCGAGTTCGTCCATTTGCTTTTTGTACTTTGTGCGAATGTATTCTTCAAACTTCTCGTATTCTGTCACACCATGTCTTGCACCAATAACCATCTTTCGGTTGATGTAATCACCGATGGCGCTTGCTGTTGAAATGTGCTTATTACGAACTTGATTTACAAACTCAACGTTCTCGGTAACTTCCCACTTGATTTCGTCCTTGTTGTTGCGTCCAGGATGTGATCCCTTTGCCGGACTATTCAAATGTGTTACAACAATGAATACTTTTTCTTTAGACATTCTTTTCTTCCTTTACGGTATATCTATTAACTTTTACATCTTTTCTACCAGCAAATTTAAGTGCCAGAAATGCATCTACCTCACGAGAATACACCAACAAAATTATCCTATTTGTGTCTGTCGCAAGTGCCGGTGTTACACCTTCAATGTGAACTCCTCGTTCATCAAACACCTGTGTAACCATCGCATTATACTCATCAACAACCTCGATATATGAATCCTTATCCATTGGATATTCATATCGGGCATAAATTACTTGCTTATGCTTCTCTTGCAATTATTTCAAGCTCCACCAGTGTTGCACTCAGGTTAATTTCCAAATCGGAACATAGTGTGTGATTAACCAAACCATCACGAATCATCAAAATGCAACGATCTTCTTTAGCTGAGTTTCCGTCCGCCCACACATCAAGATTTTCATACATGAAGCGATAGATATCTTCGTACTCTTCCTGCTGTACCTGTGTGCAGATCAACTGTCTTGCTTCCTTAAACTTCTTAGATCTAAACAATGCAATCATGTCCAGTCTGTAGTCCGATACACTCTCGCTACCTTCGCCGGGTTTTTGCAATTTTCCATCTAAAGAATTCGCCTGCGTCATGCTGATGCCCCTACGCAAGTCGGGATAGGTTTTTTGAACGATTGCTTCTAGCGCATCCGGATCAATCTCTATCTTTTCCTTGTCCAGAATATCCACAAGGCGCATATAGAATTCGCCAGTCTCAAGTTTCTCAATATGCATGCGCCCTGTTTCACAGCGCGAATGTATAGCCTGGATGAGCTTGTGTGGATAGTTGCAGGTTAGCAGGAATCGCACACTCGCTGCATACTTTTCCATTGTGCCACGTAATGTTCCCTGCGCTGACGGAGATAATCCATCTGCTTCGTCTAGGAATACATAGCGGATTTCTCCGTAGCCCATTGTCTCAGAGAATTTTGTAATTGTGTCGCGAATATAATCAACACCGTTGTCCTTAGAAGCATTAACTTCCAAAACGTCAAAGGGATTTACACCTAATTCGTTTAGTAGGGCTTTTATCAGTGTTGACTTACCCGTGCCAGGACTTCCGGATAGGAGCATGTGTGGTAATGCTCCACCAGAGATCCAGCGTTCAATTTGTTTCTTTTGATTTTTGTCTTTAAAGACGTAACCATCCAGCTTTGGAGGTCTATATTTGTCAACCCAGAGTTCTTTCACTGATCAAACCTTTCACGTTTATCTAAGTGTAACAGTTTGATGTAGAAACGTCAAATTGGTGCGCGTTCGTTTGCTTGGGAAAATACTGAAAAGATTTCTGTCTCCGGATCAGTGTCGGAAACGAGCATAACAGATTGTGGCCATTCAACGCCCCACAATTGTGTTTCTGACCCGTCATCTTCCTTCACCTTAAGCATTCTCGTCCAGCGACCATTTTCAATCAAAATCCACTGACCGGGTACAATATCGGTAATGTCGAATCCGACAGAATAAACCTTTCCCCAGCGAGGACGAATGCCTTCACTCTTGCCATTGTCGTCAGGAATAATGATTCCCTTAACAACTCTAGAACCACGTTCTAAATCGGTAACAAGTACCTTTCCTTTAAGTGCTTTAACTGTCATCTTCTTCTTTCATAACAATGTCGCCGCTTGGCAACTCTACTTCTATCAAAGGCTTGGCTGGTGCTGTTGCCTTTCCCGGAATTTTCTTAGACTTAGGAGCTTCCAAAACTGCTGGTGCAGCTGGAATTGGTCCCTTCAATCCTGTGTTCACAATTGTTGCTTGAACGCGATGATTTTCGCGTGCAATCTGATCGGCTGACTTGGTAATGCGGCCGCCAGCGATTTGATCACCCTTAGCGTTAACTTTCATGTTACCAATTGCTGGTACCTTTTCGTTGTCACGGCGAATAGAATCCATGTCTAATGTTGCGCCACGATATGTTGTATGTCTACTCATATTCTTCTTTTCCTATTTTAGATAATCTCTAATGTCAAAACCATATTCCAGAGAGTTTACGCGGTGAACACCAATCAGGAATAGAATGTAGGACGATACACTAGAACCGCGCCCTACTCCCCAAATAAAACCATTCTTTCTCATGTAATCAATTAAGTAGATAAACATTCTGAGCAACATGATTAAATCCCTTTCTTCATAAAGGGCGTATTCCTGTTCAACTCTATCTGTTTCGGCTAACGTCTTACATTTATCAAGTAGCCATTTCTTAACATCTATTTGCTGATAGATCTCTGGAAAAATCCATTCTTCAGCGCACTTTGCGTGAAACTCGTCAAACGTCAATTCTTCTGCTGGTGGATCAAGGAATACAATTGTTTCCTGGAGTAACTCAGCCTGGTGTTTTTGGAAGAGCAGAATTTCATCATCCGGCTCTACGTTTAGATGGCTTATACTTTTTCCCTGTAGGAGTAATTCTTTTAACTCGTTACTGGATAGTATGGCTTGGCCATACATATTTACTTTTATTCCACCTTCTTTGGTTTCCACTTTTCCACCTGAACAATTCGAGCTGGTTCTCTTACCATGCCTATGTGTGTATCGGACATCTCTGAGATTGCTTTCTCAAATTCGTCCATCGGGTCATTAATACCCGCAAAAATCTCTTCGTCCGTTGCTTCTGATTCTTCTGGCCTGACAAATTCAAAGCAGAATCCATCGTTTCTTGTCCACCACGGTTCGGAATCTCTACAAGTTCCTTCTGTGTAATACTCTGTTGTCTTTGAGGGTAACTCATACTCACTATCAGGACAATCGTATGTGTATTGCAGTGAAGTATCGCTGGCTTTTAGCCTAATTTCGCCAATCTCCATGTCGGTACCGGCGAGTGTAGATAGCTTAGAATGAATCAAACGTATGATCAAATCATCGCTGGGATTGCCAGGACAATACATCATAATGTTGGATGAAAGGTTGGCAAGATACAGATCATCTTCGTTACCTACGTCAACCATTGCAATTGAGGGTAAGTTTGTATCTAACCAGAAATAAAGTTTCTGGTAAACAACTGTGGCCCTGTACTCAATGTCTTCTTTGGATTTAGACTTCTTTGCAGTTACAATTAGATTAACCTCTAGGTCCCAATCTACTGGTGTTAGAAATCCTTCTTGAATTCGAATACCGGTAAACTCGTAACTTAGAGTCATGTAGTTTCTAATGATGTTTTTTCCACGTTTCATCATAGATTAGTCCTCGAGCTTACCTAATTCGATCGGTTTATTGGCATCGGGGAATTTTCTTGCATACTCGTCATCAACAAGTTTCTGCATTCTTCTGCTTCTTTCATTTTCCAAGTCTTGGATCACTTCCTTGATACTTAATACTGCCGGAGTGTGTCCTAGAACTTTTTGCATATTCATGAAGGTGTAGGCTTTACCCAGCTTCTCAATAATTTCTTCGTCGGTGAGTTTAGCTACATCTAAAAACGGGTGCATGGCTTGTCCTTTATATCTTGTATTTATGGCCAGTTCAGAGCCGTGCTGAGAATGCTGACATAGCAGACATTTTGTTACGAAGGAAATCAGTGAGCGCTTTGCGATACTTTTCTGCAGTATCTTTGTCATAGAACATCTCTATAAAATCAGATTTTGCGTGCGGAACAATAGGCAGGGTATTCAGCCTAAATGTTAGTGCATCGAACACCTCTCCGTCTTTTACAAATCTTTCAAACTTATCACCCTCTGTCAAACAATATGGCAATCCGTTGTGCTCTATACTGCCGACATGAAGCGTAGTAGCTTCTTTTGCATTTTTATACAGGATTGGATTGTTAGTAAGAATAACAGGTCTTACCAGTTCAACAACATGTGCTTCTTCGTATGAGTCATGCTGTGTGAGCAGGCCGGCCGAAACAATATACACTGTTTCGCCCCTTAAATCAAGCAATTGCTCCGTGAACTCTATGCGGCAGGGCCAACTAAACTTGGGATCGTAGACAGCATCCCATGGCTGAATATGGTCTATTGCAGACCGTGCTTCTTTGAAGTAGGCGACATGCTCTGGCTTGCTCTGCAGGAATCTGAAGCTCCTGTATTCGTCGGTGTAGAGATCAGGATTCATCCGTTTCTACTACCTCGTGGATAGTGAACCATCTTTCCGGCCACATGAATACTTGCCTAGCAGTAGTCGAGATGGCGAGTCTAAATTGCAATGCATCCAGTTCGTCTGCGAAACACAGATAACCGCGTGTGCGGTGCTGGTAATCGGAATCGAACAAAGATGCAATCATCACACCCGGAGCCATTCCGGCAAAGTGTGATGGACCTGGCGGGGTAGGATGATTAAATTCATCCTTTACTTTGACCAATTCTGGTTCCAGTGGACAATAACCCCATGTACCCTTAATTAATCTATAGGCTCGGCGTGTGAGCTTCCTATAGTCAGATTCTGCCTGCTCCATCATTATGTCCGCAGGATATTCCACCCGCACCACATAAGGACGAGAGAAGAATATTTTAGAACGTGGATGAAGCCGTTTCATTAAATGTATTCGTGATGATCCCTGTGGAAGGAAGTTAGATCATCCTTCTCGGAGAAGCGCAGGATGATATACTGACCCATGTCAAGTTCCGCGTACAGGCCCTTGATCTTTTCCAGCGTAGGCAAAATATCTTCCTGACGACGGTAATAGGTAGTCGGGTGCATCTTGACAGACATCCAGTTGGTGGTGTAGCTGTCAACCACACGTTGCTCGCCAACAATGCATTTTCCTAGTTGCTTCATTACCATCTCCATTAAGGTTTGTTAATCCAGAGCCACTTTTCACAAACCGCTATGGCCAAGTCTTTGCCGTGGAGCGAACCACCACCTAAACTTTCCCATACCGACTTCATTGATGCTGTATGTTCTTTTCCGGATATCGTTCTAATCGAGAGAACAACGTCCCCCTTAAGTTTGTCGATTACCAAATCATCGTCATCACGGACGTGTATGGATTCAACAAACTTAAGGAGGACGAGGTCACCCTCCACAGTCATAATGGAATGACCGCTGTAAACGGACATTAAAGCAGGCTCAGATACAGAGAGCTGGACGGATCAAAATCCTGCTTGAAAATGTAGACCTTCGGGCTGACGGTCTTGCCGGTCTTCAGGGTCTTCAGAACACGGCCTTCCATGGTCCACTTGTCCTGACCCTTGCCGACGTTTGCGTTCAGCCAGTTCACGATCTTGTAGAAGTGATCACGATCGCGGACCGTGACACGGAAGGAATGAGCCGCATTCTTTTCCTTGAGGTTCACCGGTTGTTCCTTGGTGCCCGTCTTGGTAGCTTGCTTGTTCATATTACACTTTCTATAAGGTAAAGTTGTTGAGTCTCTATTTTACTAAGGCCCGACTAAAGCGTCAAGTGGTTGGGATATCCAACTCTAATAACTCTAGTCCACATTCAGCAATATATTCACGAACCTTCTCCATAGCTGGTCCCCAACGGGAAATGATATCTGGAGATGATTTTGGTGCTACAAAACGTGTAATTCCTGCCTGTGCCATATGTGCAAAGCAACGGTCACACGACATGAGCGGCCAGGTATATAGTGTGCATCCATGTGTATCTTCTTGTGCAAAAAGCAATGCATTCATCTCACAGTGAATAATTCTGCTGTACTTTTGCTCACGGTTGGAATAGTTTTCCGGAAGATCTATCATCTTCTGCGGAAAGCCATTGAAACCTACCGAAACCACTCTGTTTCCTTTTGTAATGACTGCACCTGTCTGCGTGCTCGGATCTTTGGACCACGTCGATACAAGTTTGGCCATTTCCAGAAATCGAAGATCCCACTTTAACTTATTTTCCATTTTATTACGTATGCTAATGCATCCTCTTCATTATTAAATCTTATATAGCGATCATCGGAGTTAACACCACCATACCATGCCCGATAAGAGTCCTTCTGAAGATTTTCAATAAGCCAATTCTGCCTATCTATAACTTCCTTCACATGCCAGTCGACCCCACAACCAACAATGGTCTCTTTTACGGTTATCGGCACAGACTTTCTTTAGTAATAATTTGACCCAACTCGTCTCCCAGATCTTCTTTATCTGTAATTACATACAGACTGGTATTGTGTCGATCGGTGCGCGGATCATAGGTTCTAACTTCTATAGCCTTTCCACCAGTTGCAGAATAAACCATAAAGTTCATCCCATTTGCACCATCACGAATACTCGGAGATCCTTTAGATATCATTCCAGATGAAACAGACACAGGGTAATCATCCCTAATCTTTGTATTTTCATCATCCCTGACAGCCCATTTAATCATCGCTTTTATCGCTGTTTTTACATATCTACCAATCGCCATAATGCCCCCACGTTAGTTTGAATACCAATAATGTTGCCTCATCCTTGAACGCATACATCCTAGTACGTTTATTATCACCAAATCCGTAACTATACCAATCTATAAATCTTCTTCCAATAGATTGCGCACACCAGTTATCAAGTGCAACTAATTCATTTACCGTTTCAACTTCTGGCATCGTGATAAAGACCTGGTAAGGCCAGACTTCTTTCTTTAATGTTCTCACCAGGCACCTGCCCCACCGAACCTGTCGGGATTAGGATTCCATGTCAACTTAAACAATGTTGCATCTTCGGGTTTGGTAATAAGGACAGTGTGCATAGGATCGCCGGAATTAAATCTCCATGTGCAATCGTATGCACCTGTCATATTATTTTTCATCCATTCCTCGAAACCATGATGATCATCACAATATGCCCAGCAATGCCAACCGACAAGTTCCTCGTTAAATTCCTTTTCAGGGCCGCCACTCTTACGCAAGACGTGTGGAATATCTCTCCATCCATCCATGTAATGCCAATGGTGAACTTTTACTTGCATTTGAATTTTAGTCTGAATGCTAATGCGTCTTCTGGTGTTGCAAATAGGAAAGTTGCAATTGTATCAAACTTGCCAGATACATCACTAACGTCTTGATTTTTGAACGAGTGTAATTCTAAGTTAAAATCTTCACAGTAGTCAATCATATCACTAATTTCCTGATCTGTGAGATCACCTATCACAATCTCACATGGATTTTTGGGCCAGCGAAATTCGTAGATAGGTTCGGTCATACACCCAGCAGTTTCTTAATCACCATAAACTCTTCCCATGCTTTCTTTAGGGAAGGATGTTTTTTCATCTGTTCTTCGGTCGGTGGCATAAAAGGTGGCGCTGGCAGTGGATCACCGGAAAATGCAATCCAGGCCATTCCTTGCCAAATATATCCCTGATTTGTAGCAGAATCAAAATAACAGTCGCCTGTATCGGGTGCCGGTGGCCTCGAGGCGTGCCAACATATTCCGGTCATGACATCATCCGTATACATACGAAATCAGAGATCGCCTTCTTTTCTGTTTTCTGAATGCCAAACAGAGAACTTACCACCCGGGTAACGGCTTTCCAGCTTTGAGACATTCTCTTCGATAATTTCATACGGGTCATATCCTAACGCAGTGCAAGCATTCATCCAATACCAAATAATGTCGCCCAATTCACGCTTCATATGAAAGCGATTGTCTTCGTTGTATTCCTTACCGTGAAAGAAAATCTTCTTTACGATTTCATCAAACTCTCCGCCTTCACTTGCAAGGCCGATACCGGCAGTCATCAAACGTGCTGGATCACATCCAGCAGCATCAAGGTCGCGAATGCGTTGAATGAATAGATCTGTTGTTTTGCTTACCGGGCTTGTAACACCATCAACGAATGTTTGATAGTTGTGTAGAAATGTTTTGTCCATGAAACTCCTTAGTCATACGTAAGATTCTTTCTTTACGTGTTTGACTATTTTATAGAATTTCGCAAAATTGTCAAGAGATCGAACTTCTTTCGTTTTGGTCCCACCACCATATCTGCCAGTGTTCTCAAGGATAGGAGAAATTATTTCATCTCCGGCAATTACATTCTGAATCTTATACGCTTCAAATCCGGATATGCTTGATTTCTTTGTTGCTGAGAAACTGTAAGGAAAATCAACCATGTACTTCTGTCCGCGATTATCTTCCACCACTAACATACCGTCATCCGAAATTGCCGAAGCCTCTGCAAAGAGGTTAGCTGCCTCATCTTGTGTAATTTCTTCTAGAGATAATGTCAGCTTAGGGACTGCATTTAGAGATGTGTGCTTAATCATTCCGCGTGTGGAATAATATCCCGATGCTGAGAAATGAGTAGTATTGCTAAACTGCGCCTTACCCTTTAATATCTCTGCATTCATCTTTGCGGATACTTCTTCACGAGTCAATGGCTTGTCAGTTTTCTTTGTGACCTTTAGAATCTTAAGATCAGTTTGATACGTATACTTGCCCTTTGAAATTTCTACAATTTGCCTACGCAAAAAGACTTGTGGCTTGTAGGTACTTCCATACGTATCCAATGGCGCATATAGGGATAGAACACCCATATACTTTCCTGTCTCGTTACTTTGAAGCAAGACTTCGTCACCGATTTGTACTTCCTTGATACTGACACGATTTTCTAGAAGTTCTGTATTATCGGTGGCTTCAATATAAAGCGGTGAACTGGTGGGTACCAGAATCATCTTTGTTTGGGAATCCTCACGGGCCCAAACACATTTCTGTTGAATCAACCCTTCTGTAATACCTGTTACGTGTAGAATATCTTCCAAATTGTCATTTGTAATTCTAACCAAGTATCCGCGTGGATCAATTACTAGCCAGGTAGGGTCGGCAGAACCGTAGTTCTTTCTTTCGTTCTTATGAAGTGTAAATCCAGGTAAAGGAACATTCTCATGCTCCTTTAGGACTGTGTATCGCTTCGTAATTGTTTCTAGCCGTTTCTTTTCATTAGACGACGTACCAAAAGGTATTACTTCTGCTTCTGGTAGTTCGTGTTTAATGCCTGCTGTGTTCCATCCTGAGTAAATTTGCTTTGCGATGTTGAGCATCAATTGGTTCCGTTGTCACCTGTTAAATGTTTAATTCTGCGGCGAACAATAGATCGTAGAACTACGAACTGTTCTTTCTCATCAGGGTTTGGTGTCTCACTGATAAGTTGCAAATAGTTTTCGTCGAGGATAGTGGCGTCATCAAGGTCAGAGTTTCTGATAATGATAAGGCGTTGCTTCAATTCTTGAACATCGTACATAGTATATCCTCCGTGTGTAGTCATAACTATTTATGAACCCAATCCAAATTGGATTTTGAACATGGTTGCATCCATTGCTTCCTCGAACCCGAATTTATTGCCACCCAGCATAGTCCAACGTCCTTCTAAATTTTGGACACACCAGATAACAATCCCTTTACTAGCAATCTCATGATATGGAAGATTAATATGTGTGAATGTCCAATGAGTTTCTTTATCACGGATTAGTTCGTTCATTGGTACATACGTATTTTTATCCATTTTTCTACCTCGATTGCTATGTTCGTTAATTGTAACAGATATTTTGTGCAATGTCAAATTTGCATGAATCATACAAAAAGGGCCCGGAGGCCCTTTTTTAGTGGTTTTGGTGGTTTAGTTTGTCTTGAACGGTGTCCAATTCGATCTTGTTTGAGTTAGACGGTTAGCAATCACATACATTGCAATTGGATTATGTCCAAGCCCAAGATGACTGGCTGCGGGAATCTCAATATTCTGAGATGTATCGGATTCTTCCTCAATGCTGCATTCCCAATGTACCACCCCGTCTGATTTACTGTACAAAGAGGTAAATGGGACAGGAGGACGTTCACCCAGCTTTCTTAAAATCTCTGGATTCCTATGACTTGTATCTTTGCTCAGCATTTCGTAGACACGAGCAGCATTAGTTCCTTCTCCAATAGATTTGAAGGGTGTTCCTAATGTGATTACTTGACGCACAAGGTCCGGGCATTGCTTGGCAATTTCCCTGCTGTAGATACCGCCTAAAGACCAGCCAATTATGCTAATCTGCGCGCCACCTGCACCTGCTGAGACCTCTGTAGCACGAGCAACAAGATCAGCCAGTAGTTTCTCCATTCCGTGACGTGGGCCCAGGTTTCTTCCAAGACCCCAGGAATGAGGATTGTATCCCAAATTTTCTAGGAAATTGCGAAGATAGTGGGTTGATCCGTCGGAGCCGCCAAGTCCGGGAATTACCAGAACCGGGTGGCCATCTCCGTGTGGGGAGATAAATTGCAGAGGTGTGTTTAGAAGCCAACCCAGACCGTACTCATACAATCCTCTAGCTGCCTCCAGGCCTAAGAGCACCTTCGATGGTCCTTCCATGGGTTATCCTTCAGTGATAACGTATTTATTAAAATCCCACACTATTGCCACATCCGCAGGAAGAAGTTTGATTCGGGTTATTGAACACAAATGTTTCTCCCATGATGTCTTTCTTGTAATCGACTTCGGCGGAGTCGAGATACATGCTGCTGGCAGCATCTACTACCAGCTTATGCGATTCTCCGAGTGGAAACTCGAAGTCATCCTCTGAAATTGGGTCATTCTCAATTGCAAGGAAGTAAGTGAAACCATTGCAACCACCGCCTTGTAGGCCAAAACGAATTGTTCCGGCTTTTTCTTCGGTGAGAATGGAGATGATTTTGTCTTTTGCTGCGTCTGAAATCTTGATCATAGTCTCTTATCCACAATATGGTCTGCCAGTCCAAGCTCAACTGCTTCTGGAGCGGTCAACCACTTATCTCTGTCAAGCAATGCCACGAATTGATCGTATGTAATACCCTTCGAATTGTGCTTGACATACAATTCAGTCATCTCTTTCTTCATACGGAGACTTTCCCTAAGGTCAATTTCCATATCAGAAATCTTACCACGTGTGCCCGATGCAGGTTGGTGGATCATTGTCATTGTGCGCGGAAGCAAATATCTGTGGCCAGGTTCACCAGCTTGTGCGATAAACGAACCCATACTTGCCGCCCAACCAATTGCATATGTGTGAACTGGACACTTGATGTATTGCATAACATCATAGACTGCCAATCCGTCATATACAGAGCCGCCCGGTGACTTGATATACATACTTATCGGTTGTTCTGGATTTTCAGCCTCCAGAAACAACATTTGTGCAACAATAACATCACACATATTTTCCTCAACTTCGCCGGTGAAGAAAATGACACGCTCTTTCATCAAGCGTGAATAAAGATCGTAGCTACGTTCTCCGCGTGCGGTTTGTTCTACTACGATTGGTACCAATGCATTTCTCATTTTATGTTTCCTGTGATAAATACTGTTATGAAGATTAAAGACATTTTGAATGAAGGTGCTACTGACGTTGTTGCCCGTTTCTATAAGGAAGCGAGCTCGGATATGGAAAAATTCTACAATCCCGAAGATGTTAAGTATAAAGCCCAAAACAAGGAATATTACGACGAGCACTTCAAACAATGGTTTAGTGAAGAAGTAGTTCCTGTCTTTACTAAGCCTGTCACCAAGCCACAGCCAGAATACACTAATCACCCCAAGGAAAGCAAACTTCAGTCTCCCGGCTATCGTGGACTACAGTATGCACTGGCCGCAGCGGGCCTTCCTTATAATCACGACGTTCAAGCCTACAAAGCGGATCCACAGCGTGCTCTTGCAGCACAGACTATGGATGGTGCTAGAAACAACAACGGACAGTGATCAATCCAGGCCAAGCGCCTTGTGAATGCTTGCTGCAAGATCCGGATCAAAGTTATCAGCTTCTTCATTAAGCCAATCGGTATTCTTCATACCCCATTGCCAATAACTGTGTGGAATAGCTGACATCAATTCACCCTTATGCTTACCAAACGGCATGCGTTCGTAAATGATTGGCTCAGCAGCCCATTTCGCAATTTGCGGACCGTAGGGTTGATCCTTATCAATCAGCCCCATTTCTTCCATATAGCTTACCAAGACTTCCAACAACTTTGCAGTCATGAAGGAATCGTTGCCTGCACGGTGGCAGCGCATCTCGATTGGAATATCCAATTCAAGTGCGAAACGTAAGTATGGGAGATTTGTTTCTTCGATGGTCTCTACACCATTGAACAGCTTCTTTGCCATTCTCCATGTGCAGATCCAGTTGTAATCTGTTGTATCAACTCCGTGTCTTTCTAAAACACGCATATCATAGAAGTGATTATGTGCTACAAGGTAGCCACCTCTATAACCATTTACAACTTCTTGAAATATTTCTTTTGAATCGATAAAAGACGGTTTGTCTTCTACCATTTTATTTGTGATGTAGCAGATTGACTCTACTTTCGGTGGGATGGGACGATCGGTGGGCTTATGCAGCTCTTGAAAAATTGTCCAGGAATCGCCTTCTCTTATAACGAAACCAGATTCGACAATTTCTGCAATCTTGTAATCATCAGAGTTAGTTTCTGTATCTAGAACTAAACAACTCTGTAGAAAATCTTCTTTGTGTGACATGGTGAAACTCTCCAGTAAGTAAAAGTGTAACAATTACTTACCGAAAAGTCAACCACCCTTTAAACATTCGCGTAAGGCCTGCCCGCTTCCTTATAGTAACCCGGATCTTCAGGATACACAGGATAATAATCGGGATTCGGGGCAGGTTCTGGGACAGGAGTTTCCTCCATTAACCCATTTTACCCAGACTAGCGAAACGCTTCATCCATGTCAGGACTTCTGCGTCTGCGCCTGTGTCTTCGTCGACCTTGTCTTTCTTCTTGTCATCTTTCTTGACATCTGTGTCGCCACCTTCCGAGTCGGCTGAGTCTTCTGGACCGCCGGCCTTCTTGTCTTTTAGCCAAGGTGGAAGATCACCCTTCTTTTCTTCTAAAGGTTCATTCTCGGCAATTCTCTTATCAGCAGCCTTCATTCCGGCAGCTCTTTTATCCATCTTCGCCTGATCACCCTTAATCATTCCCATGCGCCCGTCATCTCGTGCAGCACCTTTATATGATTTAAGTGTTTCTTGAGATAGTTCATTGAGTTGTGGTTTTGCATTGAGAGTGACCATTCCCATTACAGGAGCCACTGACTCGACTAGCTTGTCATATTTCTTAAGTGATGCGAGCATTGCTGCTACGTCTTTGTCTACATTTTCCATGGTTGGATTTCCTTCTTGTGGTTGTGGTGCAGGTAATGCTTCGGGCCGGCCGCCTTCGGGCGCATCTGCAGAAGACCCTTTTGCTCTTGGACGAACTTGATCGGTGAAATAACCTTTATCTACCAATTTCTGTAACTTCTTAATTTCGTCATCAATCTCATAACTCTTAATCTTAAAGTCTTCTCCTTGCAGAGTTGGATCTGCGGAAAGTTCTTTAAATGCTTGTTCCATTTTTGACTTATTCTGTTTCAGTGCCTTGGCAAGATCCGTAAACAGATATGGAAACTTTTCTGCAACAATAGCAGGCTTCACTGGCGTATCGGTAATGTCCATAAAGTTCGGACTCATATCCTTACCGCCTGCATCAAACTGAAACTTATGCTTATCGTTTAGAACTGGCTTACCTTCGTCATTAACTGTGTTAGTTATTTCCCCATCTTTTTCTTCTTTAGCATAAGGAAAGACTTGAAACAACATTCCTCTATTGCTATAGTTATGGAAATGGGTACCAGAACTTGAGTTAGCTGTACACCATTGAGTTCCTAATCCTAGTGCGCAACCTGCTGCACGATTAAGTGTTGTATATACTCTGTAATCATCGTTATCAATAAGTTTGACACTCTTTGCCATCTTATTTCTAGCTGCATTCTTTGCCGCGTCTCTAACGTCCCTCAACTTATCTTCGTAGTGAGTGTTCATATACTTTCCGATATCACGAACACTATTAAACTTAGGAATATCTTTGTGATTTGGGTCTAGAAGATTTCTATTCTTCAGAATAGTCCAATCTCTTAGATTCATGTTCATAACACCGGTAATATCTTCCCAGTTATGAGCTCCTGCGATGTAACGACGTACAATCCAATCGCTGTAAACACCGTCACGTGAATAAATTGTACCCTCGTAGCCTTCTTTTTCAATCTTGTCTAGATTTTCTAGGAACCATTGTGCTAATTCTTCGTCTGGTGCTTTCTGAAAAGTTCTAGATGAATTTGGAGGAAAGTTATGCGGATGTGAACGTGCATCATCGCGCATTGTATCCGCTAAACCTGCGACAAGTCTTCTGTCGTTCATAACGCGCTGGCTGCCCTTTGTCAGGGCAGCAGCTTCAGTTAAGATCATTTCATCTAGTAACTCTGCTGGCTTCATTTACAATCCAACAAGTTGGTCTCTTAGTCCATCAAGAATTGGGCGTAGTGCCGAAGCATTTCCACTTGCTGCTGTAGATGCGTATTCCTTGTATTCATCGCTGTCAACTGGAGCACCGGATGCCTGTGCAATCGCCTTAGTGATTGCTGCCGACAATTCCTTTGTTCTGCTGATGTAAGAAGTGTCTACGTTGACTGCATTGTTGGTATCTAGAGAAACAAGCAATTGCTTCAATTTCTGTCCGTTACCTGCAACCTTCTGCGCACCTTCAAAGTTACCACCCTCAATATAGCGTTGAGCACGCTTGTTGATTTGTAGAATAGCTTGGTTTGCCAAGGTCTTTAGAACTGGACGAACACGCTGGAAGATTTGTTGAACTGCCTGCGTTGGATCAGTGGATGGCGATTTCTTCAAATCTGAACGTTGCTTCATCTTATCACGTTCAACGGAGCCAGGCTTCGCGCCACCAGCTGCATTTTCAAATCCGGTAATATAGACGTTCTTCAGTGTGCCGATTTGTTCAGCAAGCAAGTTGAAAACGTTGTATGCATTCTGCATGTCTTTACCGCTGTGCTTACCCATTCTAGCACGCATAACAGTTGGATCTTTTGCATCGCGATAATCTTGCCCGTCTTCCGGAGGAGCACGTAGCAATTCCGGATCAACTTGTTGACCATCGTCAGTAAAAGCGATAATCTGGTATGGTAATGTACTGTCTCCACCCGGATTATATTGCTTGCCCTTTCTTGCAAATTCCTTTGTTCTTGCATCAATGAATTTCTTGTCAGGCTTGATACCTGCGACACCATTTTGTGCTGTAACGATAACAAAGTTGTCTGGATTAGCTTTGAATTCTTTCCATAGCAATCTTTCGCTGAATGGTGCCGGCTGAAGATCTGCATCGTTGCTCAAGCCGTGCCTTCTGTGCATCCAACGAACTAGATTTTGTCCGCCCTTTTGCTTACCAACTAGCTTGCTCAAGGAACTTTCTTCAATAAACGCTTCCTCTAGCTCCTCGTCCCACTTAATCTGCTCTAGCAGAGTCGGATTTAGCATTGATTCACGCAATCTAGGCATGCCGCCTTGCGCACCTGCGATCTGTGCTTGTCCTTGTGTTGGCCCACCTAACTTTGCATCCGAATCCGGATAAGCATAGATGTATTGTCCCATTGGATCTCTTACCAAGTGGAAACGTACACCATTCATGCTGTATTCCTTGACGTCTGGCTTGTATCCAGGAACTGCCATTCCGTGGTCAACATCAACTCTGCCCAAGTCTTGTGCATTGTCTCTCAACCATGCTGCTACAGAACGCATTTCTGCATCTGTGTTTGGACCCTGTCCCTGTACATTGGCCATTGTTTGAATTTGTTCAAGTGGAGTATTTGTAAACATACCAAATAGCTGACGACCCATACCACGAACGTTTTGCTGGCTGTAGCCTGGCAAATTGCTGACATGGTGCCACTCTGGAGTTTGCATTCCTGTTGTCTGCATTGCATTGCTAATAATTGCTGGAACGTCTGCTGCTGTTCTTAATGCAACCGCATTGGTTGCTTGATCTGGAAGAACATCTGATTCTCCAGCACCTGCCATCGGATTAATACGGTTCATGAAGTCACGCATTGTGTCTGATGGAGAAATAGCACCAACTTTACGTTGTGTATCTGCACGTGATGCAGCCGGTAGGTTCATAGGTTTATCGCTACCAACAACTTCACCATCATCGGTATCCATTGTAGCTGGAAGATCATCATTACCCAAACTTAGAATATCGTCAATATCGTCGAGGTGATGGCGAGACTTTGTCATTGTTGGCTTTGCTTCAGAAACATCGCCCATAACACGGTCATAGCAAGCCTTCATTTCTTCCGGAGTATACATCATCAATTCTTGCATTGAATAATGTCTGCTGTCCTTACTGAAACCCATGTTTTGAATGTTTTCAATCTTCTGGGCCATTTCCTGCTTGTGCATGTCATTCCCAGTATCCATCATTGGTTCTTGTTCATCGAACTCACCGAAATGATCTTGTGAATAACGTCCTGCCTTACCATATGCATCAGTTGTTGTATCTGGCATTTCTGGTTCAGCTTCATCCATCGCACCTAAGTTCTCATCACCGTATGTCATTGGAGAATTTTGTCCTGCAGACTTACTCTTCATGTCTGATCTAATAACAAGATTACCAAGCTTTACACCCTTACCGGATGCTGGCTTTTCGACAAACTTATTATCTTCCTCATCAACCATGCCGTCCATTGTGGCATCATCCATGATTTCCAGGCCATCGACTTGCATACCCATTTCAGAGCCGTCACACGCCGGGCAACCCTGTCCCTGGCAGGCTGGGCATCCAGTGCTGTCTTGTTCCATACCATCAACCTCTGCACCCAACTCTGGGAAGCAGGTTGGGCAATTCCAGGCACCACATTCACATGCTGGCTTGGCCATTGCTTGCTGCATTGGAACACCTTCATTCTGAAGTGCTTCTTCAACTGCCGACATCCACTTGCTAAATTCGTCCTTTTGATCCATTGCTGGCTCCTCTACCTTTACGTTTGCTGAACCGAATGACATAGGCGAGAGATTGCCGTCATTATCCATTTCACCAAAATTGTCTTTTGCGTTTTGTTCTAGAACTGCTGCAATGTTGGCAACAGGTACGACAATCTCTTTATTGTCGAAACTAATGATTGCTTCTTGACCACTTGTGCTGTAGGCAACAAAGACACCCATTCCTGGGCCAATAACTGAGCCGTAAACATCGGCAATTTTCACCATATCACCTGAGCGGAATTCCGGACGCTCATTTGATGTACCTGGTGTATCTGGATTTACACTCATGTGGAACCAATCGTTGCCCTTTTGGTAGCCATCTTCGTAGTCACGTTCTGGGAGGCCAAATTCATCGGCACCAAGTTCCTTAGCAATACCCTTGATATCAACCATAGCACCATCTTGAGTGCTGTGCATATATCTACCAGTTCCACCACCGACGCTAGGATCAACCATAATGGTTGCATCTTGCTTAATCAATGCGTGTTTTGGGTCCTGATCGGGGAAGACTGCCGGTACACTCTCCATAATCTTTATCCATTTTCTAATATCTGACATTGGGCATCCCTTGTTATTCAATATTGTATTTATCAAGGTCTACGGAGTTTGCGGCCATTAAAAAAGGGTGCCCGGAGGCACCCTTGGGTGTTTGTTCTTGTTTTTATTTCTTTAGTTCATTTGGAATAAAAGATCTGCCAGCGCGCCAGTGCTTGGTTGTCTGTACGTGACCCTTTCGTACAAACTTAGCAATGGATGTCTTAAACTCCCTATAGGTGAAAGAATCTGCCAGTCGGACGACATAGCCTTCATCCCTTTCCCAATGCAGAGTCTTCTCCAGTGCTCGTATTTTAGCCTCATCCCAAATATCTTTGTAGATTACCGGAACAGGTTCAATACCCAGCAGGTCAAAATACTGCAAAGTATCGTCCCAGCTAAGGCAAACATTCATCTCATTCCAGACGGAAAATCCAAGGAAATAAGATGTTAGGTCCGCGTAGTGGATCGAGTGCTCAGCCCACAGATTCTCGCCACAAATCCGCCAATCCTGCGGTATATCGTGTGCAATTCCGGACCAAAATCCCTTGACCCAAGCACGGTCTGCCCCGCCCCTTGAATCTATGCTACGTGCATGGATATGGTCACTATACATGGTAGTATTTTCACCATCCATTTTCTTTGTGACAATAACCAGTTTCCCTACGAAGTGTGAAAGATCCTGCATTACGCGGTCATCATCGTTGACGCCCGGACTCCAGGGTAGATGGTTGGTCCTAGGATATTTTACACGAGAGGTAAACAGGGGCAACACTTCTTCTAGAACCTTTTGTACGGATTCATCAAAGAATAGTTCGCCCTTCCCCCTGCGGCCGTCTTCCAATACAGGATTACCCCATTTGTCATAAATGTGGTCATCGTAAAGGTGAGGCGGAACCCATACCTTGGTGATCCCGGCCGCATGGCGGACATCTTCTACGCTGATAGTGGTACGTTCGCATGCAAGGTGGTGTTCCTCACACACAGACGCACCATTCTCCAAATAATAGCCGCCGTCGGGCCACAGTCTGCGCTCAAGAATGTGATGTGCATCCTTGGCAGGTTTTTCGCAGAAGACACACCTATGACCATCCCGTAGGAATACCCCTTCCCGGAATGCATCACGTGTTAACAGTTTTGATTCCATAATTCTTGGTAGTCCAAGAACTACCACTCAAAAGTTATATTCAAGCGCCAAATTGATAACTTCGAAAGTTGAAAAATCCTTCTTCGGAATTACTGACAGAACCGCGTTGGTCTTTTCAGTAATTGGCATCTTCAACAATGCAGCCGCGAAGGGGAAAATAGCAGAGTTTTCGTAGCCGGTAACAGCACCAAGGAAAACACCCATGTACCTATTGTACATAAATTCCTTGCCGCCGTAAACCGAAGTATGGTATTGTGAATTACGATAAACGCCTACAGCATATCCACTGTCAAACTTATATGCCAGCCCAAAGTTGTTATTGTTGTGTGCTTTGTCGGTATGAATCCATCGTTGGCCATTCTCGTCGGTAAATTCATATGAACTGTCATGATTATTGGCACTGTGGCGTGAAATCAAATGAACAGTAATTCCATCTGCAAAAGCAAATGTCGACGAAAGTCCCAATACAGCTACTGCCAATAATTTCTTATACATGACAGGCCTTGCTGACCTCATCAGCCTTCATACCTGCCTTGATAGCTTCCATTTTGCAGGTGTGATTGATATGCACAAGATGAAAGGAAAATCGTTAGGCACATTGCACATATACCTACCAGGAATAATATATTTCTTAGATCTGCATCCATTATTTAATCTCCGCTGAAGAGTTTGCCACAGTCTTGTCGCTTCTAAACTCGGCAAAACGGCACAGGAACAGTGAATCCACTCCGGTACGAGTCTTGCTCTTGATGCGCTCATTGTAGAGCACCGTTGCAATGGTTCCAAGAAGTTCATTCTGTGTTGCAGTAATTTCCTTACGCAACTCATCCGAGAATCCACTGATATTGCATTCAACAAGCCTGTCACTGGATGCCATCTGGATGCTGCCGACCATACCGACAAACTTACCTTCGCCGGGATTGAAACCGATGATCTCCATGTCGGCATCCTTTTCTGCCTTGAATTTAACCAGGTGCTTGCTGCGGGTATCTTCCCACAGGCCGCAATAATTCTTCAGGATGGTGCCTTCTTCGCCATCGGCCAGCAACTCTTCAAAGTGGGCCACTGCTTCTGCCTGGCTATTCACGACGCGGGTCGGAATCATCCAGAAAGTTGCCTTCTTACCCTTAAGCTTTGCGGCCAGTGCATCCACATCTCTCGGTGTGACACTTTGTACAGCCAAATCCAACGATGCAAAACGCTTTTCATACGTCAGCTTGGAAATACCCGCCTTGAATTCATCTGCAGGGATGATATCCCAAATCTGGGCACGAACCATCTTGGCTTCTTCGGGGCTAATCGTGCCTTTGATAGCTTTGTTGATGATGCCATTGCCGGTCTTTCTATCCAGAAGCTTGCCATTAGCATCCACAACCACCAACTCACCGTCAATTACGACAGGTTTGGAAAATTGCTTGCCAAGTTCGACAAATTCCGGTTCCATGTATCCAAGCAAGTCGATCGCACGACCGCTGCGTCCACAGATAGCAACCTTATTGCCATCCACATGGAAGTTTACCCGGAGACCGTCAGCCTTCAACTGGCTAAGGGCCGGATAGGTAATGTTCTTGATGTTTTTCTCGTCGTAAGGACGACAGAGCAAACAGGGGTAGGTCGGGATGAATCCTTTGATCACTTCATTGATCGTGCCATCCGCCATACCGCAACGCAGATCCTTGCCAATAATGCGCTCAATAACAGTGGCGTCAGGAGTGTCAAGGCTGCTAAGAACACCACGAAGATGCTCAATAGCTGCGTTACCAGTGAGTTGTCTAGACGACAACTTGTCAAGTTCAGCCAATGCCCAGTCGAGGGTCTGGTGGCTTTCGCCTTCTGCAAGGAACTTGAAGGTATAGGAAGGGATTTTTCGGATGAAGAAGTTGACATATGGATCCAGAGCAAGTTTCACAACTTTCAGGAATAACTCGTTGTCACGATGCTGCTCGATCAGCGCATGCTTATGACCACGCTTAGTGTCGGACCCGATATTTTCCAGAATCTGCAGAATCATAGTATCCCCTTTGTGTCACAATTGTACTGTGATCAACAGGTCTTGTCAATCGGGTGTTTGAATACATCCTTAAGCTCTTTCTCAAGGATATAGTTAGCCATTTCTGGTGGCATTGTCAGGTACATTCTATCGTGGTGTGTCTCACAATAGGATTTACCGTATATGGTTGGATGATGGCATTTTTCACCATCTCCAATCCACGTGCAAATTGTTGGCTTATCTTGGCTTTTCATACCAAGTTGTCATGCCAAACGGAGACTTGATGCGGTGCTCCGGATCGCTGTGGATGACATATACGGTATCGCAGTAAAGCGGGTCGCCAAAGCCAAGACCGCAATCATATCCATCGGTGAAGTGGATAAACTTTTCCGGCATGATGTCATTTGCCTTCATGTAACGCCAGTTACAGTTGAAGTCGTTACCACCACGACCCATAACCTTGTATTCGTCGATTTCGTCCAAATTGTCCGGTGTGTATTTCTGCGGATTGTAGACTTCCGTGTCCGAGCACCACAGCAGCAAGTTGAAATCTTGGAACTGTTGCATAATGCCCTTAACTTCACCAAGGAAGTCACGGATCATCTCGTCGGAAATAGAACCCGAACTGTCCATTGCTACTGCAACGTCAATCTTGAAGTCTTTCTTCGTGCCAGGCAGGAAAATACCCATCGCCTGGGTCTTTCTCGAGCAACGATTCCAGTCAAAGTCGTTACGCATGATCGATTGGACAGTCATGTTCAAGATTTCACGCCAATCCATCTGCGGTTCCGTCATGTCTTTCAACATGCGCTTCACACCCAATGGTGTGTTGCCAACGTCAACCTTTGCGGCTTGCATAACAGCGGCAGCAATCTCATTGGAAAGGTTGCGACGCTCTTCTTCCGTCATCGGTTCACCCTTACCATCACCCGGTTCGAGGTGAATGTCAAATTCAGGATGTTTTGCGCTGGGATCTTTCAGGAGAAGCTCGTAGACTTCTTCCGTGAACATTCCCTTGTACTTGGGATCGTAGCAACCCTCAACACCAGTGCGGACCTTATCCGGGAATGTACCAACTCTGTGATCACGCAACTCGCCATTGATAACATAGTCAGCAGCAGCATTCCATAACTTGGCCTTTCGGCTTCCGCGGCGGCTCATGTGGTCATACACACAATGCTCAACTTCGTGTGCAATCAGGAAGATTGTTTCCTGTTTGTTCAACTTCTCGATGAAGTTGCGGTTGTAGTAGAAATAACGACCGTCAGTTGCAGCGGTCGGGCACCAATCGGAATCGGTTTCATCCCTCAAAATCAACCTGGTGGCAAGAGTGCCCCAAAAAGGTTGAGTCAGGAGCAGCGAGACTCGTGCTCTGATAATTTGTTCGACGATTTCGTCAGGTGATTTTGCCATGTGTACCTCGTTGTGTGTCATTATAGCGAGACAGAGGCGTGTCTGCAAGCGGTAGTGGTACCCCATGATGGAACACTTCAAACCACCGTCCTGCCAGTTAAGTGCTGGCTGCTCTCTTCAGTGTAACTAATCCGGCATGCAGCCGGTGGCGCCACCTTGTGTGCAGCGACCGAACGTTTTTCTGAGCTAATGAGGTATCTTAGTGTAACAGACCCTGACCCAACTCTTCAAGGTGCTCCAGCACAATCTTGTCGTAGCCATTTTGTACTGCGTATTCGATGATTTCGGAGAGGACAACTTGTTCGTCGGGAGTAGAATACCAGAGAACCTTGTAAGGATCAATTGTATCTGTTCCGGATAGTGTTGCAACTGATTTTTCGAGGTAGTTTTTAATGGATCCAAATTCTGGTGTAAACTTTCCCAGAGCAGCATCAAGTATTTCAGAATGCGTAACCACCTGGATCTTCTTAATGACGTTACCGGAAGTATCGGTAACTGTGTATTCGGTCCCCAACGAGTCGATATTAGTATTTTTGAACATTTTAGTTTAACCTCGCGTTTATTATTTTCCAGTCTATAATGTTCCAAATACTTTTAAGGTATTTCTCCTTATCAGCACCGTAGTCTATTATATACGAATGTTCCCACATGTCAACAATTAATGCCACATTGCTAACATCCTTATGATTGGTGATTGTTTTGATAATCCCCTTTGTATCTAAATATACCCAGCCCGAGCCGTGTATACCTAGGGCAGTTTTTGTGAACGATTCCTTAAACTTGTCAAAGTCTCCAAACTTACTGTTGATAAGAATTTTGGATGCATCAGATGGTTTATTTGATGATTTTGGAACTTGAAGCTGCTCAAAGAATAGTGTATGCAGCTTTGCTCCTGCTACTTGAAATTCTCCCTCGCCGGCAAGTGCCTTTTTGACATAATTTTTGTACAGTGTTCCATAATGCAAGTCAATTGCATCCTTGGAAAATACTGGAGACAGTTCTGTATCTTTTACAGGTAATTGAATCTGATAAACCTCTGTCTCAGCAGTTACCTTCTCAATTAAAGTACGAAATGAGTTATCGTCTGACATAATAGTATTTATGGAAAATGGAGGAACTTAGATTTGTTATCGTAGAACCTCTTTACACCGACCATTCTGTCAAGTGTACCACGTTCAATGATTTCATCAAGGTATTTCTTAACTTCAATATCTGCTTCCTCTTGTGGAATTTCTTCAAGTGTGATATTTGACACAGATATGGTGGCCAAATTGGTTGGATCTTGCCCTAAAATTACAGGGAAGAAAGTAACATTTGCCTTACCATACAAAACGTCTCTATAATCCACATTTACAGAATAATCTTCGCTTGCAGGTTGGACAAATAGAATGGAGTGAAAGTTTCTTGCGTCAGAATTAACAATTCCCAAGAATTCCGACCTGGATGCATGATAAGAATGAATCTTATTTTCGTCAATTACATTCGACGAACCCTTACCAAACAATACATGGGTGTAGGAAGTATCATCCTGTGCAATAATATTCCTATAGAAGAAAGACAGTGCTGAGATATGATTTTGGTAGAAGGTTCTTAGGTCGAGCTTTGCAGTTGTTTGCAGAATATAATTGGTTACGGCATTCAGCGCACTATAACTTTCAATTTCTTCAACAATTTCAACATGTATGCCAATCGCCACTTCAACCACAATGACGGAATTGTAAAACGTTTCATAATCCGATTTATACTTTAGGTAAATGGGTTCGTCTACCTCTCCCACAATTTGGAACATGGTGTGATTCTGACACACAAGATATGCCATTGTGGAGAAAGTATCCGGATTATACAGACTGCGCGGATTACTATTCTGGTTCTTATTTTCCATTGAGTTGGTAATAATCACGCTTGGATGATCATACAACTCTTTACTGATATGAACTTCGTTTCCGGCGATAATTGCAATCAAACCATTTAATCCAGGATCAACAATCATCTGGGCCTTATTTCCTTGAATGAAAAATCGCTGATCAAAGAAGGTATCCAGGTTAGTGTGTTGATACTTTTCCTGGATAGCTGAATAACTTAGTTCTGGGTAGTATTTTCCTAGGAAGGCTTTTACTGGAATTCTATTATCGGACATTCGACTCCTGCATTACAGGATATTTATGGTTATACTTCTTCAAATGTTGCAGTTAGCGGGAAGTTATTCGCACGAGAGAATGAAATAGTCTCGATCGTCTTTTCTTCCGCAATTTCTCTTGTATAAGGAGAACCTGCAATGCCCTGTTGGTTGACGTGGATGGCCTTTGTGATTTCAATGGCATCTTCCACAGTCCTGTGGAAAATCTGGACAAGGACAAGTATCACGAAATCAAATGTCGTGGTATCGTCGTTGTGGAGCAGGACCTTGTACATCTTTGGAATCTGTACTTTGATCGTCTCATCAATTTTCTCGATGACTTCAATATCTGCGGTTGACATATTCGTAATCCCCGGGTAATTGCGTTAGTTTACGCTACCCGGGGCCTCTTGTCAAGAAATATTACTTAATGGCAATGAGCTTAGGTTGTACTTCCTCTGGAAGATTCCTCATCAATGTGATTGATAGGATACCATCTTCGAGTTTAGCATCAACGATTTCTAAGAATTCGGCCATCTTAAACTTCTTTTCAAAGTTGCGACGACCAATGCCACGATATTGGAAAGTATCTTCCGCATCCTCTGGGAAACCGTTTTCCTTTGTGCCTTTAATAACAAGTTCACCCTGGTGTTCGGTAACAGAGATTTCATTCTTCTTGAATCCTGCCACTGCTAACTCAAGTATGAATACATTCTCAGTATTCTTGATGATATTGTGTGGTGGATAGTTGTTTGTTGGAATGTGGAACTCCCTGAAGACAGGTCCAAAACCAAGAGACATTGCCTCGAGTTGATCAAAGAGGCGTGAGAAGTCGTTTCTAGACATAATTTACTCCTAATATAGCAAGTTATTTGCGCACCATGCGCGATTTGCAAGGCCCCACTATTGGGCACCCTGCAAATTTATTTATCACTGATTATAGAGGTGTGAACCTAAAATTCTTTACCCACATATAACGAGTGACGTCGGGTGTACCTAGTCCACCCCAATTTGTATCATTGGTCCCCCAATGATTGAACAAGAACGGTGCTGGTTGAGTTGGTACAACCTTTGTATGTGTACCAATTAGCACATTATTTCTGTAGAATTGAATCTTACCGGGTGTCCAAACAAACTTATAGTCGAAGAATGCTTCGTGTGGAAGTGCTCCGGCCGGAGAAACATCAGTATGCTCATTTGGCTTGGTTTCATCAATCCAAGATGTAAGTTGAGTGGTGCGATTTCTTTCGTTACCTTCAACTTCAATGTCAATTTCCGTTGCAGAAGCTGTCAAATAGTTGAAGCAACCAGTAATGGATCCACTAACAGGTGTTCCTACGGCTTCAGGTGTTGCTGCTGTTGAGCTTGCCTTAACTGAATATTCGTATGTACCATATCCAAACTTCTCTACAGTAGCAATCTCGCCACCCTTTGAGGAAATACCATACGACACCGCCGATTGGTTCAGGGTTAAGCACAAAACACCGTTAACAATTGTGGCGTTTTTGGCTAAAAACGTGCCCTTGTGTACTGCGTTAGTGCCAGGTGCTGCCCATGTAGAGATGACCCATTTTGCAGGATCAATTTTACCAGAATCAAATCCATCAACAAAGGTAGGCAATGCTACCACTGGTGGAGGTGCTGGTACAGGAGCAGGTGGTGGGGGCACGAGTGCCGGAGGCATCGGTGCAGGTGGGGTAAAAGGAGGAGGCGCCGGAACAGGTGTTGGCGCCGGAACAGAAATTGTATTCTTTCCGAATAGTTTATCGAGAAATCGTCTTATTGCTTTCATCATTGCAGGCCTTTACATGTTTTGTCTGCAACATTTCTTCGAAATCGACAATGTTGCAGCGTCCGTCTATATTTATACGACGAACCTGTAAAGGTGACATCCCAACAGAATTATTACTATCCGATGTTACCAGCATAGTTGATGTAAATCCCATATCCGAAATCATCTTCATCACATCACTGCGAATATAGCCAAATGGCCATGCAAAGGATTTAACTTTTACACCAATAGCATGTTCAATGAGTATCTTTGACATAGCAATCTCGCCAATCATGGTGCGACTGTCGAGACTATCCATCTTATCTGCCCATTCCATAAAATGGGTGTGAGTATGTGCCCCAATTTCAAAATTCTTATTCTGAGCCAATAACATCAACTCACTTTCAGTTAAATATTCGGGATCATTTACAAACCCACTCACAGCATAGAAAGTAGCAGAAAAATTGTGTCCATTTAAGACTCGTACAGCATTCAATCCAGATTTCCAACCGTCATCGAATGTCAATACTACAGTCTTAGAAGGAAGTTGTATATTTCCGTTCAGGAATTCTGTCAATTCGGACGCTGTAATTGTCTTGTATCCGTTTGCTTGGAGATAAGACATCTGTTCGGCAAATTTGGAGGTTCCTACAATCGTCTCACCTAATGGTTTAGAGTCTGTCACCTGATGATACATCAGGGCAGGAATTTCTATTGGCGTGCAAGATTCCTTATTAATAGTAGACGAACTCATACAACGGCCATTGGCAAAAACACTGCATGAGGTAATTGCAATCAGGGCGCCAATCAGAAATTTCATTTTATGGTCACTTTCGAAGTTGAACAACAGTCCATTAGCTGATTATACACTTCGGGCGTCACGTTTACGCAACCGGCTGTGACAGTTATACGATGCTCAGCATATGGGCTTCTAATTCTTGCAAGACGTTGTTGCCCTGGGATATCTAATACCCGATGGATGGCGTATATATCATTTCCATCTA